ATGTACTTTTGAAGATTATACAGAAACTGGTAATAAAGTAATTTTAGAGAAAAAATTGATAAAAACTCAATAACTATCAACTACAATAGACCATTTACTGAAAAACATGTTATAGAACCAGACTATATAGACTATGGGTTATTACTTCATATATATTTTGATAATCCAGAAGAAAAATTAATAAGATTTAAAACAAATATAAACTCTAAAGGTTTTGAAATACATTCTTATCCAGAATATTTTAACACTTATTGGTATACTGAAATGTTTTTAGTTGAAAATGGTAATGAAGATTATCCAGAAGAATTATTTATTAAAGAAATTAACATTTCAGGTAGTGCAGATTTTAATGAAACTTTTTATTTTGAAACTTCTTTAAAGCAATTTAGAATTGAATGTTTGATATATGCTAGTGGAAGTCTTAATGATTCACTTGATAACATTAAAGATGCTATAATAGGTCTTGATACAGTTGGACCTGGAGAAGCAATAATTACTATAGAAAATCAATAAATTTTTATAAATTTATTTGGAATAGTCTAAAAATAATATTATCTTTGTATTATTGTTAAATTAAAAAGAAAAATATGATACAAACAATTTATATTGAGTTTGTTTTAAACAAACATAATAATACAGCTTTAGAAAGAGCTATTAGAAAAGCAGCTGCTAAAGAATACCAGAAGATGTTTAAAGGAACTAGAGTTAGTTATATGGAAAGATTATTTAATAGAGTATCTTAATTATGGAAGCAAATAATTGGTGTAAAGAGACTGAGCCTGTTTTCTATTGTACCAAGTGTTTAAGCTTACATATTAAAAAAAATTCATATATAAGGAATGGAATTAAAAATGAAGGAAGTATATGTTGTAAATGTGGTTCTTTTAATATTAAGACTATTCCATTTAATAAATGGGTTCAGTTAGCAGAAGATAAAGGTATTAAAGTAGAGAGGCCAGCTAAATGGGCATATAAATTAAATTTAAATATAAAATAAAATAACATGGAGAAGAAGATTAAAATGCAAGTAGTAGATAAAGAAGAAAATAAAAAATTAGAATCTCAAGAAACATGTAAGGCCAATACATGTAAAGATGAAGGTCCAGTGCCATTGATGGAAGATGAAAATCCTGTTGCACATATCACTAAACTATATGAAGAAAATAAATTTCTAAAGCAACAGCTTCATAATATCTCTAGACTAGAGATTATCTTAGAGGTTTTAAAGATTGGTAATTGGGATGAACAGTTTGAAAGCATACTAAGGAATGAAGTAAAAAAAGCTTTTGGATTACATGATAAGGAAAATAACAATCAAGAGTAATGAAGAAAATTTTCTTAGAAACTATCTAAAAGTTATCAGACCTATTAGTAAATTAACAGAGGGTGAAGAAAGAGTTTTAATTGTTTTAGAGAAATTGTGTAGAATAGAAAAAACAAGGAACTTATTTAAAATTGTTAAACTCAATAAACCAATAATATGTGAGCAGCTAGGGATTACACAAAGATCTCTAGCTACTCTTTTATCTTGTCTTAGAAAGAAACAAGCTATAATTGATGGGGAATTAAATCCTAGTATAGTTTTATTTGATGATTTTTATAAATATGAAGATTTGACACTAAAGCTAGAATTTAAACATGAATAATATATATAGAGAAGCTTCTAAGAAATTTAATATTACACAAGCTCAAGCAGAAAACATCTATTTAAGTGTTTTTAAGTTTATTAAAAGCACTATAAAAGATTTAGACTATAATAATATAGAAGATCAAAAACATTCTTTTATATTGCCTCATTTAGGTAAAATAAGGGTAAATGTAGAGAGAGTAAAAAAATTCACAGAATTATATAAAGAAAGAACAAATGGAGAAGATTGTACCTATTCATAATGCTATTATAACCACAGCAAATAGATATACTAAAGAAGACATTGATAAAACAGAATCTGGATTGATTCTTTTAGATAAACAAGAAGGAGTTATTAAACTTAGACAAACTATTTTAGCTGTAGGGGGTACAGCTAGTAGAGAATTAAAAGTAGGAGATGTGGTTGAAATTAATCCTAAAAATTATATTAGGAGAGAACAAAAGAAGAAAGCTTTTCAACCTGATCCTTCCAAAGAGGAATATGGTTGGGAATATTTTTTAGATCTACCTATTGAAAAATCAGAAGATCAAGAGATTCTTTTTCTATATGATTCAGATGTTAGATATAAAGTAATAACAGAGGAGGCTTAAAGCTTCCTCTTTTTTTGTTTATTATGAAATTATTTAAATTAGAAAATTGGAAAGTAGAAATAGCTCCAGAAGCATTAACTATAGTAGACTTTAAGGAGCTAGTTAAGAGAGATAAATCTAAAACAAAAGAACATGCTATAAATGAATTATCATTTATTTTTTTCTTTTGTGATAGTAGATCTGATTATCTTTATATAGATGATCCTACAGAAAGAATGGAAGCCATTAAGACAGATTTAAATCTACCTAAAAAATGGAAACCAGATGAACTTGTAACTAAAGCTATGAACACTTATCTTAAATTAAGTGTAACTATTTTTTCTACAGCACTAGATGATGTGAGAGTCGCTATTAGAAAGATTACTCAGAATTTAAGAGAAGCTGATTATAAAAATATGGATGCTAATGAAATTAATAAATCCACAAGTTCTATTAAACAAGTAGGACCCTTATTAAAAGAGTTTAAAGAGCTAGAAAGAGAAGTACTAGCTGAAATTGAAGAAGACTCTATTACATCTAAAGATAGAACTATTTTAGACAGTGGATTTAAAGCATTTAATGATATAGAAACTTTAAAAGGAATACAAGATGGTAACTAATGCTGTAAATACAGAATTAACTCCTGAGTTTCTAGAAACATTAGCTAAAGAAGAAAGAACAGAATTATTAGACTATTTAAATAATTATCCATTTATAAGATGGATGATATCTCCAGATAGACCTTATGCTAAAGATCTAGAAAGAGATTCAGAAGGTAAAATTATAGTTAATGTAGTTAAGCCTCACATATTAGAGAATATGGATTATTTTAGGAAACCTGCATTAGCTTTTAAAAAACATGGTAAATATACTAATTTAAGACCTAATGGTAATCCAAATAGTCCATATATGAAATGGTTAAGAAAAGAAGTTCTTAAATGTTGGTATGGATGTAAGAGACCATCTGATGGTGAATGGATTACTGGTTATCATTATTTTTATTTAAACTATTCTCCAATAGAAAGAGCAACAGCTAATATTAAAGATACTAATGCTGTAAATAGGGTTGTTGATTTTCCTGATATCTATGATGGAGATTATATATTTTTTCATTATATAAATCAAGCTAGATATGGAGGAATGTATAATGAATACAAAGGAGGTCAACATTCAGCTTTAATAGCAGCTAGAGGAAAAGGAAAAATGCTTCCTAACTCTACTATTGTATATACTCCAAATGGATATAAAGTGTGGAAGGATATACACCCAGGAGATTATTTATATGGAGATAATGGTAAGCCAACAAAAGTCTTGGAAGAATTTAATCATAAATCAAAGCCAATATATAAATTAACTTTAAAAGATGGAAGGACAGCATATGCTGGTTTAGAACATCTTTGGACTATAAAGTATGGAAATAAGTTAATAACAGTAGATACACAGTGGATTATAGAAAATGGTTTTGGTAAAAGAACAATTAAAGGAAAATGTCATAAACCTATTGAATGTAAAGCTTTTTTGCCTATAAATAAAGCAATAGAAATTCCTTATAAAGAAGTTTCTATAGATCCTTATCTATTAGGTTTAATTTTGGGGGATGGATGTTTAGGATATGCTAATAGTAAAGGAGTATTATTTTCTTCTACAGTTAAAGATCAGAAAACTTATGAGAAATTATTAAATACTAAAATTAGAGAATATAAAAACAGTAATTGTTTTATAGAAAGTGCAAATATTAAAAATAAATTGATTGAATTAGGTTTATATAAAACAAAATCTGGTAATAAATTTATTCCAGATATCTACAAATATAATTCTAAGAAAGTTAGATTAGAGATCTTAAAAGGATTAATGGATACTGATGGTTCTGCTTTTAGTAGTGGTATAGAATACATTTCTAAATCTAAACAACTAGCAGAAGATATACTTTGGATTGGGAGATCTTTAGGAATAAGAGGAACACTTAATTCTAAGTTTGTAAAATATAAAGATGAAATTAAAGAATATTTTAGGGTTAGATTTATAACTACTGAAACTATCTTTAAACTTCCTAGAAAAATAGAAAAAATAAAACAAAGAAATTCTAATTATTTAAAGAATCAAGAAAACTATGTAGCAATTACTTCTATAGAATATTCTCATAATGAAGATGCTAAATGTGTAATAGTAGATAATGATTCTCATTTATTTTTAATGAATGACTTTATTGTCACTCATAATTCATTTAAAGTAGCATCTATGGCTACTAGAAATTTTATCTTAGGAGAAAATAAAGAAGTTTGTGAAAAAGTAAAATCTGTTGTTGTAGCTAGTAATACAGAGTATTTAAGAAAAGATGGTACTTTAAATAAGATATTAGCTATGACAGATTTCTTGGCTTTAAACACACAATATCCATCTAGTAGATTAAAATCTTCTAATCAAGAAATGCATTGGATTATGGGATTTAAAGATACTAGAAATAAAGATGTAGCTTTAGGAACTAGAAATGAAATTATAGGATTATCATTAAACAATGATTCAGATAAGGCCAGGGGAAAGAGATCTCATTTAATGATATGGGAGGAGTTTGGTATGTTTCCTGGTTTTATAGATGCATGGAATACTAGTAGACCTAATGTAGAAGAAGGTGGATATTCTTTTGGACAAGCAATTGCTTTAGGAACTGGAGGCTGTATTTGTGCAGGTTCTAAAATATATACTAGCTCTGGAGATATAAAAAATATTGAAGATCTTAAAAAAGAAGATGGAATTATAGGATATGATACAAAATTAAAAAAATATTCTAAAGAAACTATTTCTTACATACAACCTTTACAAAAAAAGGAATGTGTAGAGATAACTACTTCTTTTAATAAAAAATTAAGATGTAGTATAGATCATCCTATTTTTGTTAAAAATAAGTTTATAAAAGCTGGAAATCTAAAAATTGGAGACAGAATTAAAATAGTTGAAGAAATTCCATTATTTGGAACATACAGTCCTAAATATCCAAGAGTTATAGGTTGGGTAATAGGAGATGGTTCTTATGGGAATAATCAATCTACTAGACTGTCTAATTGTGAGCCTGAAATTTTAGATTTTATAAAAAATAATTTTGAATATAACATTCAAAGAGAGTACATTACAAAATTAGGAAAAACATTTCAAGAAATTGCAATTAAAGGATTTAATAAATATCTAAGAGAAGAAGGAATTTATGGTCAAACCAAATTAAATAAAACTTTTCCAAATAAGATTGGCCAATACTCAAAAGAAGCTTTGTCTGAACTTATTGGAGGTTTTTTTGATACAGATGGATATGTAAATTTAAGAAAAGCAGACAATAAAGATTTGGCAGAAATATCAATTTCTTCTGCTTCTAAAGAATTATTATCTTTTTTAGGGTTATTGCTTATAAAATTTGGAATACATGGTAGAATTAGGGAAAGACTGCCTAGAAAAAATAATCCTAAAGACAAACATTCTTGGTTTGAATATACTATATCTGACAGTATTAGTTTATTAAATTTTTGTCACAATATAAAACTTTATCCTAAAGTAAAACAGGAAAGATTAAATAAAATTAAAGAATTATTTTCCACAAAAAAATCTACTTCTAAAAGAGAAGAAAAAATCATTGATATAAAAAATATAGGTTTACAAACTATTTATAATTTAACTGCAGATAATACTCATACTTATATAGCTAATGGTATAGTAACTCATAATACTGAAGGATCAGATTTTAGTGGTGCTCTAGAAATGATTTATAATCCCTTAGGATATAATGTTTATGGAGTTCCTAATATGTTTGATAAAGGAACATCAGGAGGTTCTAAATCTATTCTCTTTATAGGAGAATATATGAATAGAAAAGGATGTTATGATAAAAATGGAAATTCAGATGTTATTAAAGCTGTTTTAGAAGAAGTCAAAGAAAGAGTATTTATTAAATATAATTCTACAGATCCTTCTACTATAGCACAGAGAATAGCTGAACATCCTATGTCTATTCAGGAAGCTGTAATGAGAAGAGATGGCACATTATTTCCTGTAGCTGATTTAACAGATCATCTTAATTATATAGAATCAAATAAAATAGAATGGCATAGAGGTCATTTAGTTGGAGAACTATATCAAGATCCTGAAGGAAATATTTCTTTTAGACCAACAGATGATGATCCTATTAGAGATTTTCCCTTAAAAGATAATAGACACAAAGGAGCATTAGAAATATATGAATTGCCTAAAGAAGTTAATGGAAAGGTGCCTAGTTATAGGTATGTTGGTGGTATTGACCCTATTGATGATGATCATAGTACAACTGTATCTCTTCCCAGTATATTTATCCTTGACATGTTCACTGATAGGATTGTAGCTGAATATACAGGAAGACCTGATTTTGCAGATGATTTTTATGAAATATGTAGAAGACTGGGAATGTTTTATAATGCCTCATTAAATTATGAAAATGATAAAAAAGGTTTATTTACATATTTTTCTAATCATCATTGTACATATTTACTTTGTCCCACACCAGATATTTTAAGAGATGTAGAATTAGTAAAATCTTCTCTATATGGAAATAAATCGCTGGGAACGAATAGTGGAAAACAAGTAAATGCTTATGCTAGAAGACTTATTAGAGATTGGTTATTAATGCCTGTAAAACAAACTAAAGTTGAATTAGATGAACATGGTGATGAAGTAGAAAAGATTACTACTGTTAAGAATCTACAAAGATTAAGAGGAATAGCTCTGATAAAAGAACTTATAATGTGGAATCCTGATATAAATGCAGATAGAGTTTCTGCTTTAGGTATGTTGATGATTATTAGAGAAAATAATATGAAATATCTTCCAGGAGAAGGAACATCTATTGGTAAAAAAACTAGAAAAAATTATCTGGGTAATGATCCCTTCTTTACTAGTAATTTTGCTGATAATTCTTTTTGGTAATTTAGCTATAAAAAACTCAATTTTTTCAAATAAAATCATATAACTTTTGTTAAAGAGTTATATCTTTGCAAAATATTAGAAATAAATAAAATATGGAATTAACTATTAGTGGATTTCCTAACCAGAAATTACCTTTTTCTAAGAAAGGTAAAGAATGGAGGAAAAGAGTTGTTGATTGGGCTGATAAAAGATCCTACTTCTTTGACTCTGTTGTTAGAAAGGCTTTTATTAATAAAAAAATCAATTATGATTTAATTAATGGAAAGCTTCATCTAGATGATTTAAAGTTAATTCTAAATCCTGACAATATCAAAGCCTCTTATATTCCTAGTAATATTCAACACTATCCTATTATGAATAGTAAATTGAATGTATTAGCTGGAGAAGAAAAAGAAAGAAGATATGAATTCAAAGTAATAATTACTAATCCTGATGCTATTTCAGAACTTGAAATTAAAAAAAGAAAAGAGCTTTCAGAAGCTTTATCTTCCCTCCTAGAAGAAGCATCACAAGATGAATCTATCTTGGATAAAGAATTAAAATCTCTTTCAGATTCTTTTAGATATGATTGGTCAGATATAAGAGAGATAAGAGCAAATCAATTATTAAATCATTATTATAAAGAATTAAAACTAGATGTTAAGTTTAATGATGGTTTCATGGATGCAATGATTGTTGGTGAAGAATTATACCAATGTGATATTGTATCAGGAGAGCCTATAGTAGAAAGACTTAATCCTAGAAAAGTTCATGTATTTAAAAATGGATATTCTAATAAAATAGAAGATGCAGATTTAATAATTTTAGATGACTTTTGGGCTCCTGGAAAAATATTAGATTATTATTATGATGATCTTTCTGATAATGATGTTAAAAAGTTAGAAGAATATTCTCCTTTTGCTGATTCATCTGAAGGATTAAATTTATATGATGATACTAAACTATTTGTTCCAAGATTCTCTTATTATGATGATAATAATATTGATTTAGATTTTGCTTTTCAATCTGGAACAACTACACCTTCTTCTAACTATTATGATAATTTGGGTAATATTAGAGTATTAAGAATATTCTGGAAAAGTAAAAGACTTGTTTTGAAAGTTAAGAAATATGACTTAGAAACAGGAGAACCTTACTATGACTATTATCCTGAAGATTATAAAGTAAATGAAGCTCTTGGTGAGGAAGCTGAAAAACAATGGATTAATGAAGCATGGGAAGGAACTAAAATAGGTAGAGATATTTATATTAATATCAGACCTAGAAAGATCCAATACAATAGAATGTCTAATCCATCCAGATGCCATTTTGGTATTATTGGTTCTGTCTATAATCTTAATGAATCTAGAGTCTATTCATTAGTAGATATGATGAAACCATTTCAATACATGTATGATGCAGTACATGATAGATTAAACAAAGCTATTGCTAGAAATATGGGTAAAATTGTTAAATTGGATCTAGCTCTTATTCCTGATGATTGGGAGATAGATAAATGGATGCATTTTGCTTATGTTAATGGTATTGCTGTAGTAGACTCTTTTAAAGAAGGTAATGTAGGTGCTGCTACTGGTAAATTAGCAGGTTCTCTTAATAATAATAGTTCTGGAGTTATAGATGCTGAAACAGGTAATTATATACAACAGCATATAGCTTTATTAGAATTTATTAAACAAGAGATGTCTAAGATAGTAGGTATTACAGATCAAAGAGAAGGAGCAGTTCAAGCTTCAGAAACTGTTGGTGGTGTACAAACATCTGTTAGACAAAGTACTTATATTACAGAAAGACTATTCTTAATTCATGATGATGTTAAGAAAAGAGTACTAGAAGCTTTATTAGAAACTGCTAAAATAGCAATGAGAGGTTCTAGTAAAAAATATAATTTTATTTTAGATGACTTTTCTAGAGAACTTGTAACTATTAATGGAGATGAGTTTGCTGAATGTGATTATGGTTTAGTAGTTGATAATTCTATGAACACTTTAGAATTAACACAGAAATTAGATACATTAGCACAAGCAGCTTTACAAAATCAAGCTTTATCTTTCTCATCTATTATTAAGATTTATAATAGTAAATCTTTAGCTCAAGTACAAAGAACTATTGAAATTGATGAAGCAGATATTCAAGAAAGACAACAACAGCAACAACAAGCTGAACAAGAATTAGCTCAATCTCAATTAGAACAACAAGCTCAAATAGAACAAGCTAAATTAGATCTTGAAAAATATAAAATTGATCAAGATAATCAAACTAAAATTCAAGTGGCTACTATATCAGCTTTAGGATATTCTGAAGATAAAGATATTAATGATAATAGTATTCCTGATGTAGTAGAAATGAATAAATTGGCATTAGAAGAGGTGAATGCTATGGAAACTAACTCTTTAAAGAGAGAAGAACTTAGAATTAAAGAGAAGGAAGTTGAAACTAAAGCTCAGACTGAAAAATACAAAGCAGATAAGAGCCTAGAAGTTGCTAGAGAAAATAAAAATAAGTATGATACTAAAACCAAGAAGACATGAATGAGGGAATTATAATGGCTGTAGTAACTCTAGTAACCAACACAATAACTTATTTTGTGACCAACAAATACAAAAGAAAAAAAGAATCTTTTGAAATTATTAAAGAGTCTAGTGATTACTATTTAAATACAAATAACACTCTTCTAAAAGAAATAGAGGAAAGATCTAAACAAGTTATTGAATTAAATAGTAGAATAATTGTCTTAGAAAAAGAAAATAAATCTTTACAAGTACAATTAGAGGAAACTAAAAAGATTTGTGAAGATAATGCTAAAACTATTAATGAGTTAAAATTATTAGTAGAATCATTAAAACATTTGAGTAAATTATAAAATATTAAAGGAGAAGAAGAATGAATGATGTAGATATTTTAGGTCTTAATGATTTTATGGAAATTCTTCCAGATGAAATTGAAGAGACTGAAGAAAATAAAGAAGAAATTGAAACTTCAGAAGAAGAACCTGAAGGTGAAAATAAAAATAATACTAGTGAGGATGATAATCCAGGGGGAGTAGCTAGTGAGGATCAAGAAGCAGAGGAGGAAGAAGAACAAACTGTTGAGGAAACAACTTCTTCTCCAAATCTCTACAATACCCTAGCAAATGCTCTCAAACAGGAATCTGTCCTCCCTGATCTTGATCTAGAAAATAAAGAATTAAAAAGTTGGGATGATTTCAAAGATGTATTTAGAGAATACATTGAAAAAGAAGTTGAATCCAAACTAGATGAAACTGACAAGTTTATTAAAAAAGCTATTGAGAATGGAGCAGATACAAAAGAAATTTTGCAATATAAGAATAGCTTAGATTACTTGGAAAGTTTAACAGAAGATCAATTAAAAGAGGAAGGACAAGATGGTGAAGCATTAAGAGCAAATATTATCTATCAAGATTATCTTAATAGAGGAATGTCTGAAGAAAAAGCTAAAGCTAAAGTTAAAAAGATATTTGATAGAGGAGATGATATTGATGAAGTATTTGATGCTCTAGAATCTAATAAAGAATTTTTTAATTCTAAGATAGAAGAAATTAATGCAGAAGCTGAAGAGAAAGCTAAGAAATTAAAAAAAGAACAAGAAGATTTCTATAATGATTTATATGAATCTATTTCTAAAGATAGAGAGCCTATTAAAGGAATTAAAATCACAGAAGAGACTTCTAAGAAAATTTTAAACACTCTTAAAAAGCCTATTGCTAAAGATGATAATGGAAGACCTTTAAATGCTGTTCAAAAATATGCAAAAGAAAATCCAAAAGATTTTCAAAAAGTTATTGGAACATTATTTGTCTTAACTGATGGTTTTAAAAGCTTTGACAGAATTATGAAAGCAACAAAGAAAGTTGCTAAAAAGAAAGCTGTAGATGATTTAGAAAGAGTACTTACTTCTCAACCTATTGGCTTATCAGACAATCCTCTACCTTTTAATTCAAAATCTTCTGGTATCTATGGAAGAGATTGGGATATTGTCCTTGATTAAATATTATAATAATTAATTGAATAAAAATGATTGGAAAGTATGTAATGAGAGAAGCCAAGACCTTGAATGGTTTGGTTTCAGATAATGCTTTGGCTTCTATTTTTCAGAGTGCCCCTCAAAAAGCTTCAAATCTTATGATCAAATTACTCTATGCAAATAGAGGTATGTCTCTTGAAAGAAATTTGATGAGATTCCCTGTTAAATATTTTGAAACAGATGATGATTATACTTGGGAACTTATTGGTTCTTCTAGGAGAAATATTGCTTTGGTTGAAGCTAGATATAATGGTGCTGTTGTTGAAGCTGATGACTTTAATGTAGGTATTGGTGGATCTACTATTGAACTAGTATTTCCTGAAAACTATTTCTTTGATGGTTATATCATTGTAGGTGAAAAGAATGAAGAATATCCTTTTAGAATTCTTGAAGAACCTAGAGTAGAAGGTACCTATTATGTTTATAAAGTAGAACTTACAGGTAAGAATAAACAAAATGGTTGTCCTGGTGAAGAGCTAGTTGGAGGTAAAAGATTCTCTGATGAATATGCTCCTGTAGAAAGAGAGATGAGTAGAAAAGTTGGTGATAGACTGGAAATATTTTATGTCACCCTATTCCAGTAATGGATAGTTAAAAAATGGGCAAATTAGGTGGAACTACCTATTAAGGTACAATACCTAGCTAATGCATTCCTAACTAGAATGCACAGTGTAGAGAGTAGGAAATGAGGATAAAATAATTATCTAATGAAAGGATATATTTATAAAATTACCAATAAGGTAAATGGGAAGTCCTATATTGGACAAACTAGATATACTGTAGAATTTAGATGGAAACAACATCAATTTAAAAAAGATAATTGTCATTTTCATAATGCAATTAAAAAATATGGTACAGATAATTTTACAGTAGAAATATTAGAAGAATGTGAATTTAAAGACTTAGATAGTAGAGAAATGTTTTATATTGCTAAATATGATACATTTAACAATGGATATAATTCTACTATAGGAGGAGATGGTAGAAGAAAGATAATTTCTGATAATCAATATGATGAAATAAAAGAGCTTTATTTATCAGGATTTAGTGGATATAAAATCTCTAAATTATATAATGTAGATAAAGCTACTATTTTAAAGATTTTACATTCTATGAATGTTAAGATAAGAAATAATAATCTTAACATAAATCATCAAGAATTTTTAGAACTTAAAAGGGATTATGAAATTGGATATTCTTTAAGAGAATTATCTAAAAGATATGATTGTAGTCCAACAGGTTTGAAAGAATTCTTAGAAAAAAGAGGTGTTGATCTTAGAATTAGATATTCTATTCTGAAAGACCAAGAAGCACAAAATAATTTAATAAATGATTATTTAGATGGAAAATTAAAATTGTCTGAAATAGAATCTAAATATCATTGTAGTTATGCAACTCTTTTAAAAATCCTTTCATTGCATGGTATAAATAAAGGAAAGAAACATTTTAAAATGACTTCAGAAGAATGTTTAAATGCTATTAAAATGTTTAATGATGGAAAATCTGTTAAAGAGATTTCTCAACATTTTGAAGTAGATAAAGGAACTATATATTCTTTATTTAAAAGATACCATGTTAATTATTTGACAGTATAATTTTCCCAAGAGTGTCCACTTCCTAATAGGTAATGCTAAGGAAGAAAATGTACTCCAAGTTGCCTCTAAAAGAGGTTTCTCAGATAAAGAGCTGAGAAAGTAAAAACTAGGTAAGATATGCAACTCCATTCTCTATGAGAAATGAATTCTCTACTATTAGAATTTCTACTAAGGTAGCTGGAAATAAGATGAATAGAAAACTTGAAACTGGTATTCCTGTAATGACTAAGGAAGGTAAACTTCAAGTTAATAAAATGTGGATTCATCAAGTAGACTGGACATTAGAGGAACAATTTGCTAAAGATAAATCTCATGTATTGATGTATGGAGTCTCTAATAGAGATGAACATGGTGAATATTATGACTTTGGTAAATCTGGTAATGTCATCAAGATGGGGGCTGGTAGACAAATAGAGATGTTCTCCTCTAATGCCAGCATAGCAGCATAAAAGCTGTTATAAGAAAATGAGCCTAAATAGGTGAAGGCTGAGATGCTAATACCTAGATAAACTAAATTTTAAAAGATTTAGTCATTGTAACGAGTAGGAGTATTAAACTTTTAATATGAGTGTAAAAATTTACAAGATTACTAATAATATAAATGGAAAAATTTATATAGGCCAAACTAAGACTTCTATAGAAAGAAGATTTATATCTCATAAATCTGCTGCAAGAAGAGGAATTAATTATATTTTATATAAAGCTATTAGAAAGTATGGCCAAGAAAATTTTAAAATTGAACTAATAGAAGAAGTAGAAAATAATTTAGCTAATGAAAGAGAAATCTATTGGATTGCTAAATATAGTTCTACTAATAACAATATAGGATATAATTCATCTATAGGTGGTAATGTTGTAAATAAACCTGTTAGTATATCTAAAGAAAAAGTTTTAGAGTTATTTAACTTAGGAAACTCTGCAGTAAAAATTTCAAAAATGTTTCATACAGATATTCACAAGATAACAGATATTTTAAAAAGTGAGAATATAAAGTATGGACAAGAAAAACAAATGTATTCAAAAGATATACTAGAATCCATAATAAATGAGTATAAAAATGGATTATCTATAAGAGCAATATCTAAAAAATTAAATTTAGATAGACATTGTATTTCAAAAGCTCTTAAAAGATCTAATATACTTGTTAAAAGAAATAAACTCCCAAGAGAGGTTCACACCTTGCCTGACTCATCAGGTGGTGAAAATGTACTCTAAACTATATCAAATAAGAAGATATAGGACTTCAGGATAAAGAGCCTGAAGCACTACTAAAGTAAGTAGTCACATTGATTAGAGAACAAATGTCTTATGGTAATGTTGTTTACTATAATAAATTTGATCTTAAACTATTAGAGAAAGCTCTAGTAGATCTATCTGTATCTAAACTTGATATGAAAGATAGGAAATTTATTTTGAGAACTGGTGAATATGGAGCAATCCAATTTAATAAAGCTGTTCTAGATGTAGTATCAGGATGGTCTGCATTCTCATATTTGAGAGGTTCTGATCAACCTGGAATTATCTCTAAAGCTAATTCTAATTTACATCAGACTGCTTTAACTGCTGGATTCCAATTTGTTGGTTATAGAGCTCCTAATAATGTAGAAGTATTCTTGGAAGTAGATCCATTCTATGATGATCCAGTAAGAAATAAAGTTCCACATCCTGATGGAGGTGTCACTGAATCTTACAGATATGATATTCTTTATATTGGTTCTACAGAAGAGCCAAATATCCAAATTGCTAAGATTAAAGGTGAGGAGGAACACAGAGGATATCAGTTTGGGTTAATACAGCAAAGAAAGGTTGCCTAAGCTCAAACTTTAATAAACACTGTGAATTGCTGGAAACTCTTTAGAGCTTCAAGTACTAATTAATAAAAAATAAAATATGGAAATTTGGAAAGACATTAAAGATTTTGAAGGTTATTATCAGATTTCAAATCTTGGAAATGTTAAATCTCTAGATAGAGAAATGATTGTAAATGGTGGTATTAGAAGATATTATTCAAAACCTATCACCCAATCAATAGAAAAAGATGGTTATTTAACTGTAACACTATGGAAAAATTCTAAAAGTAAATCTTTTAGGGTACATAGATTAGTTGCAGAAGCTTTTATAGAAAATCCAAATAATTATGAAATAGTAAATCATTTGGATGGAAATAAACAAAATAATACTGTTGGAAATTTAGAATGGTGTACTATTAAAGAAAACACTAATCATGCTTTTAGAACAGGTTTAAGAAAATCTGGTGAAAAACATAGATGGTCTAAATTAACAGAATTTCAAGTAAAACAAATACCTAATTTATTAAATCAAGGTTTTTCTCAGAAATATATTTCTAAATTATATGGAGTTTCTTACTCTTGTATTAAGAATATATGTCAAGGAAGAAAATGGAGATTTTTAATTAGTGACAATCTTGAAGATTAGACAATCAGCAGCTTAGCTCTAGAAATAGAGAAAGTTCAGAGGCCATCCCTTTAGGGAGTACCCATAAGCATGGGGAAGTGCAGTGCTTCTTTATATTAGAAGATATAAAGAATGAAGATATGGTCCAACCTCTATAGAGATATAGAGAACACTTTAAAAGTGTTATACAAGATTAGCGACCTTGTATTAATAAACAATGTTAGAAATCCTTTCACAGGTCAAATGAATAACAATAATATGTCATTTGATGAAGACTCTTGTGTAATTCATAAGATGGCTTCTTTAGGAGCATTTATTTTGGATGCTGAAAGAACTATGAGTTTAATTTATAGAGCTGTTTAATTGAATAGGGGAGGAAGAATCCTCCCCAAAATATATTTAAGGAGAAGAAGATGGTAGAAACAAAATCAAAAGGGATTGTATCTTGTTTAAAAGATAATAAAGTCATTGTTAGATTTATTAGGAAACCAGATGGGTTTGTTACTAATCCTAAAAATCCTCAATATGGAGGATTATCTATGGGAGCTAGTATTGTATTAACAGTACCAGTATTAAGAAATGGTTCTTATAAAAATGTTTTGACAGATAATGAAAAAGCATTCTTGGAGGAAACACTAGGACTTGAATCAGGTGCTTTATCTGTACATAGAAAAGAGAACAATTATTGGGATAATTTTAATGTAGCTTTAAAAAAAGAAGATACTACATTTAATCTAAGTGATCCTATTGACTATATTAAATATAAAGTAGTTGTTAATAATACTGATTTAGTAGCTCCTTCATTGGAAGATCTTCAATCTAAGAAATTAGGTACTTGGAGATTTGTAATTATTAATGAAGGAGAGGAATTAGCTCAGAAAACAGCTGTTGCTAATGCTAGAGCACAAGCTTATATTTTGCTAGGATCTATTAAAGAGAATAAACCTAAAGTTAAAACTATTGTACAGTTATTGACTAATAAACCTATTAATAACAATACTAAATTAGATCAACTGGTTGTATGGGCAACAGAAGAAATTGAAAAGGAACCCAAGAAATTTTTACAGATTGCTAATGATGAATTCTTAGATACTAAGATTAATATTATTGAAGCAATAGAATATGGAATAATGAAGAAAAGAGGAGACTTTTATTTCATGGCAGATAATACACCAGTATGTGAAAAAAATGAAGAGCCTACACTAGATAATTGTGTTAAATTCTTGAATAGTCCTAAGAATCAAACAATCTATCTTAAATTACAATCTCAGATCAAAAATGCTCAAGAATAATGAATAATTCTAAAGAATGGATAGAAAGTTTTAATTTGCATTATAATAATTCTGATAAGTCTGCTCCTGAGTTGAATTCTTATGAAATATCTTTGTTTCTAACACAAGCACAGGATGAAATTGTAAAAGAATTTTATTCTGGTAAAAATATATACCATGAAGCTGTGGATAGTACAGAACATATAAGGACAGCTTTGGAATATCTTGTTAGAACAGAAACATTGAATCCATTAGAATTATCTAAATATAGAGGCTATAATCAAGCTAGATTTAAAACTGCAGATAATATCTGGTATCCAATTAATGAACAAGTTATAATACCTAATTGGCCATTAACTATCTTAGTTATTCCTACTACATGGGATGAATTAAATGTCAATCTTATTAATCCTTTTAAAAAACCTAATGAAAGGAAAGTATTTAAATTAACTAAGAATGATGGTATCTATATTATCTCTAGTAAAGAACCTACTAGCTATGAAGTAACTTATTTAATAGAACCAGAACCTATAATACTAGAAGATCTTTCAACTGGATTATATGAAGGTATGGGATTATCTATTAAAGGAGAGACTAAAGAAACTCTTTGTAAATTAGGTTCTAATATACATTTAAATATATTGAATAGAGCTGTAGAATTAGCTTTAAGAGATTATAATCCCTCTAATTTAGAAGCTCATGTTCAATTAAATCAAAGAAACTTTTAAAATTAAAATATAAATGAGTGCTTTATCAAATCAACAGGTAAGACATATGTATGTTGTTACTGGAGCATCTTCTGCTGCTGCTCCTTCTAATTTTACTTCAGCTACTACTGGACAAGCTGCTGTATTTAATGATCTTGGAAAAAAGACTGCTGGCAACTATGCATATTTCTTATATAAAAATAATAAAGGATATATCTCTAAAACAGATAATATCTATAAAGATCAAGTAGTATATGCTAAGACTACTGATTATGCTCCAGAATCATTTAAAGAAGTAATTGTAACTCCAGTTAATGTAACTGCTGGTGTTAAATATGTTCTTGAAATTCAATTCTTGGATTGGTATTCAGTAAGTCCTGAAAATCAATATTTTAAGTTAGCATCTTATATTGCTAAAACTGGAGATGATGCAGAAGCTGTAGTTGATGGTCTTGTTAAAGATCTAGCTTATCAGTTTATGCATGAAACTGGATCTTTCACTTCATCTTTCCAGTATACTCCTAAAGGTGGAACTGCTATTAAGCTTCCTGGAAATAAATATTTGGAATTCTCTAAAAGTGGAGCAACTACTGCAGCTACTTTAGTAATTAAAGAGAAAGAACAATATTCTAATAAGGATAGAGTTCCTGCAAAGAAACTTATGTTCAATGTTACTATTCCTACTGGTGAGGGAGAAATGACTACTGAAGATAAATTTGTTGATTCTGCAGGTACTGAAGTTAAATATCATAGTCTTGGTCAAGGTAATGGCAAAGTCATTGCTGAACAAGAATGGTTCTATTTAGGAGAAAGAGGAGATATCTATAGAAATATGGGTTATCCTAATAACTTTGAAACTTCTTACATGGCTGATGCATCTAAAGGCTATGTAATGGTAGATATTACTTTCTTCTATCAAGGACATAATGAAGATGTACAGAAATCACAAAAACAATTGTATTTTGTATTCCCATTTGATCTAGATGAAAGTAAGAAACCAGTAAAAGCTAGTCATAATGCTGCTAAAGCTGCTGCTAAGACTTTAACTGATGCTCTAGGGACTATCTTAGGAATTACTATTAATTCCCTGTCTGCTACAGCTTAATTATATAACATGGGGAGATAGTTTAATACTGTCTCCCCTTTTTTATTTTAACTATGGTAGAAATTCATGAATGTAGAGTATCTCCATTAGGAGATGGAATTTTTCTCTGGACTAATGTAATAGATGGTCCAGATTATGCCAATGTCTTTCTAGAAAAGATTGCCATTGTGCAGTATGATAGATTTACTGTAGATTATCCTGATAAACAAAATATTTTAGTTGAACTCACTGGAGAAAATTTAGGTGAAGATAGAAAAGAAGTCAAAATGACTATCTCTAGTGTAGCTTTTGATTTTGAAAGATATTTTTATTTTGTTTATATTAAAACTATTGGACAGCCAACATCTAATGGTGGAACTGAAACTTATTGTGATTCAGATCTAGTAATTTCAGCTGCTGTTAATCTTTTACCACTTTATCACACTAAAATTAAATTACTTAAAGAATATGTAAAAACATGTGGTAAAAATGAACAGTTAATTATAGATATTATCTTAAAGGAAGAAATTTTTAAAAATTCTTTAACTTTAGGAGAATTTTCTACATCTGTTCAAATATGGGATGATCTATTAAACTATGATTTAGCTCAAGCTAATCATAAAACCTCATATGAGGGATATAAAAATGTACAAAATAACAAACAAATCACACTATGATAAATACATTAACAACTTTGTATTCATCATTAAAATCATATTATAATAATCTCATTGTTTATGGCCATTCCTATGAAAATAGGAAACTTATCATCTTAAAGGGTGTTTTAGATGTTATTAAAGAGTTAAGATGTTATTCTTATACTTCTAATCAAGATATTACAGATATTTATTCTATAGTAGAATATATAGTTAATTCTTCAGATATTTTTAAAAAGGAATATGCTCCTACTAATAATATAACTAATTATTTTCAAGATGTTCCTTCACAATTTTATCCTAAAGGAGAATACAATATTAAAGAATCATTAGTAACAGTAATTGCTAATACTACAGCTTTTAAATATGATGGAGAAGGACAAGTATTTCCTAATAAAATTAATCTTCAAGCTGTAGCTTATAATTTTACTCCTTCAACTAGTGCAGTTAGAAGATGGGAATATTCTAATGGTGGTACTTATAAAGTTATTGAAGGAGCTACATCAGACAATTTAACTGTAACTCCAGATTCAGAGTTATGGAATAATACTGATATGATTTCATTAAGATATACTGTTAATGATATCTATACTAATCAGTTAACTATTTTTAAAGTTAGAGATGGTTATGGAGCATATAGTGTAGAAATAACTTCTTCTAATGGTAATATCTTTCAAAACAATAGAATAGATACTGAATTATCAACACATATATATATAGCAGGTTCAGATATTACTGATACTATTCCAGCTGAAGAATTTAGTTGGAAAAGAATCAGTGATGATCCTACATCAGACACTCAATGGAATAATAAAAATCTTAAAGGTAAAACTATAAGGATTACCAACAAAGATGTTAAAAAGAAAGCTACATTTGTTTGTACTGTTGTTATAGATGGTGCTAAGATTATGAATGGTCAAATTACCATTCTAGATCAACTAGATACAACATATATAAGTTCAACATTAGAATCTAATAAGTCTTTAGTTCAATTATATAATACAGAAGATGGAAAATTAAATCCTGATTGGACTATTTATCCTTATCTAGTATTAACTCCAGGAGTATGGTCAGGAGATCCTGATGATAATCTTCTTATATCTCAAAAAGAAAATATTAAAGACTTTAAATGGACTAAGAATGGATTATCTATAGAAAATAGTCCTACTCATGTTATAGATGAAAATCAAGTTCTTACTATTAAAACAAATGAATTAACTCTTAATCCTAATATTAGATATGGATTTTATGGAATCTATGTAGATCCATTAACTAAAGCTGAGACACCTTTCTATTCATCTTTATCATTTGTTAGGGTAGAGACTTCTGGAGTTACTATCCAAGCAGTAATGTTATATCCATTAGGAAGTATTTTTAAAAATGATGATGTAGATTTCTTAAAAGCTCATTGTGATTTATGGAGAGGTTCTTATATAGATAATACTGATGTTGAATATAAATGGTTTATAGAAAAACCTGGAGTATTTGATCCTAAATTTACATCTTCTACTGCAAAAGTTGGAGATAATGTATTACATGTAGATAATACTACAGGAATGGTTAGAGATTCTAATATTAGAATCTTAGGATATGATTATGTAGTAGCTACAGTAAATTCTTCTACAACCTTAGTATTAACAGAAACATTAAAACAAGATGTTCCTAGTGGTACTAGAATATATAATCCTTATTATAATAGTAGTGGAGGAATAGGATGGGCTTATATTGATGAAGTAAATAATTTTGGAGTTACTGGATATACTACAAATGAAATTACTATTCCAGAATCTACAGTGTTAAATTTTGCAACATTTAAATGTGTTATTACAGATTTAGATTCAAAATCTATTACTTATAATCAATCTGTATATGCTACAGCTTCATTCTTAGATCAACAAGATCCTTTACAAATATCTTTTAATACTCCTGAAGGAACTATCTTTAAAAATAAAACAGGAACTATTACAATAGAAGCTGAAGTATGGAGAAATGGTGAAGAGCTTGATGAAGATGGATCAACTTATATTTATGATTGGATTCAATATGATAAAAATGGACAAGTTATTTCTACTTTCTCTAGAATAAATAAAACTATTTTAATAACACCAGATGATGTTGATTCTAAATCTAATTTTGAAGTTAGATTGAAAAACTCTTTAGGAGAGGTAATTGCTAAAGGGAGAATCACCATTGTAGATATTATTGATGGTAGTAATAGTGTTATTATATATACTAGAGATATGCTTGAACCTATCCAACCTAGAGGAGCTAGTCCTGCAGGATGGAATGTTAATCCTAATTACTTTGATGAATGGTGGGGATTATTATGGCAAGCATTTAATATTAATAGTTTAACTGGAGAACCTTCAGGTGAATGGACTCCTCCATTATTAGTAGATGAATATACTACTAATATGTTTTTTAGATTCTTATGGAATGAAGGTACAGGAGATTATAGTAAATATCTTCAATATGGAACTAATGCTAATAATGAAAGAGAGATATTACCAACTCCATTTAATATGCCTGATGTAGTATGGAAATGTATTTCTACTGCTGATGGTGATACTGATGGAGGATTTTATGTTCCAAATATTCCAATCTATCATCATATCACTTATAGATACTCTGTATGGGTAAAACAAATGCAAAGAGATGGAAATATCTTATTTGGATGTTATCCTAATACATTATTATATACAGGACAATCTTCTGATGGTTTATTCTGGGGTGGTGATGTTCCACAATTAAATAAATGGTATTTACTAGTAGGTTATATTAATAGTTCAGAAGATAATACAGGAGAGAAAACTGATGCAGGTATTTATGATCCTGAAACTGGTAAAAAAGCTTCTGATACAGCTAGATTTAAAACATTTAAGTCTAGAAAAACTGATGAAACTCAAATGTTTAGAGTATATCAAGGTAGTGCTTTAGGTATTGGAGCAGAAGTTCAATTCTGGGGTCATAGACTAGATTTATGTAATAATAAAGAACCTTCTATATCAGAATTATTAAAACAAACAGCTATTGGTACTCCTGCTAGAGGTGTAGAAATACAAGGAGATACAGTATTTAAATATAAAGATGATTTTCAAGGTGATCCTGTTCCTAATGTTATTGATTTAGTAGTATCTACTCAAAATATTCTTGAACCAACTTATATTTGGAGATATAGAAATTCAAAATCTGAATGGGTTACAATGGTTAATGATACTAATGAATTTACTGTTAATCCTAATGATGCATCAGCAGGATGGGAACCTGGTATTACATATGTAACTTATAGAGTAGATGTAGGAGATTATTTTGATACTCATACTATTGTTAAAGTTACTGATGGTATAAATGGAGAAGATGGTTGGTATACTGATTTTAAATATGCAGTAAGTGTAGATACTCCCACTATTCAATATCCTACAGGTAAAAGTCCTGGAGATCAATGGGTTGATTGGCCACCACAACCTACAGGAGAACAAGGTTTATGGATGACTCAAATTCTTAAATATCCATCTACTGGAGAAGTAAAAGAGGGAGAAACATGGTCTAATCCTGTTAAAATTAGTGGTGATAGAGGAGATGATGCTTATTCTGTGATTGCAGATAAAGAATATCATGACTTACTAGTATTAACAGATACTAAAAATACTATTAATCCTAAATACTTTAAATTACCTACTGAAGAAGAAGGAGGACTAGCTTTAACTGTTGCAACTACATATACTGTTTTAGAAGGAACTATACCACTAACATATAAGCCAAATGGAGGAACAACTCCAGGTATTAATTATTATTCTATAAGTGATATAGAAACTGAAGAAGGATTAAGTGTAAATGTAACAGATAGAGGTCAAGTATATCCTACAGCATTTGATACATCTAAGGCAAATCTTTCTTGTAAACTTAGAATTTATTGTGAAGATTCAGGAATTAATTTCTTGAAGATTATTACTTGGAGAAAGATTAATGAAGAAAATTGGTATCTAGAAGATGCATTAGGAGGAGTATCTGTTACAGATGGAGGATTATTTTTAACCACTTGGATTAGATTAGGACATGCTAGAAAGAAGAATGATTTTGAATATGAACTAACTGATGAAAAAGCAGGTATATATGGAGGTAGTAATCTTCCTGGAGAATATGAACCTCAAACAGTAAGATTCTATTCTGGAGGTAATTATATATCTGCTCAAGAATGGTCTAATTTATATCAAGAATTTTTAGATGGAGATAAAACTCCAGAAAAAAGACAACAGTTTTGGGAATATGATCCTAGGTCTCAAAGTCCTCAAGGAGCTACATTTGTAATCAGAGAAGATGGTCAAATGCTATGTTATGGAGGATATTTCCATGGAGATATTTGGGCTGAGAATGGTTATTTTAAAGGTAAGATAGAAGCAGATGAAGGATATTTTAAAGGAACTCTAACTGCCACAACAGGAACTATTGGGGGTTTAAATATCTATGAAGATGGATTTGGTATTAAAGGAGGAAACTTCTATGTAGATTCTAATGGTAATCTTACTGCTAAGAATGCTAATATTAGTGGAAACTTAAGTGTATCAGTTGGTGGAAACATAGGCAATTTTAAAGTGCAGGATAGCTATTTAGAGTTTAGAATGCCTGATACTGTCAGTGGAAGGGAATTATTAATTAAGATTGGTAAGACTACTTCTAATAACTTTGGTGTAATTATGGGAAAAGTCTACACTGGAGGAGACAGTTATATTGGGGATTATTATTCTCAGGGATGGCTCCATACTTCATTAGGAGGATCAGAAAATTCTTATCCAACATTAAGAGCTTGGACACTAGAAGCTAAAAATGGAAGTATAAGTAATTTCACTTCCTCAGATTGTTTATTAGGTTGTTTAAGATTTGATACTCAAACTAAATATCTCACATCAGCTAGTAAAAATATTCAAGTGCAAGACAGTTATTCTGTTTATATAGTCACTTCAGCAGGTGGAGATACTTTGGATGATTGCACTATTTCTGGAGGCTATACAGGCCAAATTATATTCATTATGAATCATAATGAAAGTCATAGAATAAGTATTGGCAAAAATTCTTTATATTCTAATAAAAATGTATGGATTCCACAAAAATCAGGAGCTTTATTTTTAAAAACAGTAAATGGATGGATGTGTGTAAGTGCTATGGCAGGAGATTGGGGATAAATTTAAAAATTTAAATACTATGAAACTAAATATAAAAGAAAGATTAATGATGTTAGAGTTGCTCCCTGAAAAGGGGGCTCTCTTAACTATGACTAATAAGAGAAATATTATTAAGAAAGTAGATTTTAGTTCTGAAGAAATTGAAACTTTTGAAATTAAACAAACAGAAAAAGGTATTACTTGGAAAAATGAAGAGAAACCTAAAGATGTTGATTTTAATAGTGAAGAATTAAAACTACTTAAAGATTCTGTTGATGAATTAGATAAAAATAATGCAATCACAGATTATCTATTTGATTTATGTATTAAAATTAAAGAAGCATAATAATGAGTAAAATCAATATAGATATTTTTGATCCTGCAACTATTGCAGAATTAAGAATGAGATTTCAAACATGTCCTAGGAGAATTACTTCAGAGGACTATAAATATCTTATTGATGTATTATCTCAAATGATTGATACTTTAGAGATTGCTACTGAAGAAATTATTAATAATAAAAATTGTTATTTTGGTATTTCAGCATCTCAAAATATTTCAGATATTCATGTATTGAATGCACTGTTAGTTAAATCATTACCTAGTACATTTGAAGAAGATATTAATGGTACTGTAGCTAATCCTTTATATGGATATCTCTATATTGTAGTTCCAAGTACATTTACATTCTCTATTACTAATAATGGTGTAAATGTCAAAAATGAATTTACAAAGATTAGATCAGAGTTAACACCTGATAAAACTACACAATTAGATGTTTATAGAACATCAGAAATTAAATATTTGGATTCTCCAAATCATTTTAACATAGTAATAAGTTAGAAAAATGAGTAATATATTAACTGGTTTTAACATGCAAGGAAATGATCCTATTGATGATAGGATTGTTTCTAAAAGTAATTTGGAGACATTAGAACAATATCTTAAAAGAGTACCTGTACAGAAAAGATATTATGGTCTAACATTCTTTGCTTTAGATAAAAATAATGAGTTAAGAAAATATACTTTTCAAACCAGTTTAATAAACCCTACTATTGATGATAATGAAGAAGAGATTGAAAGAATTGATAAAGAGTTACAAGAACATGTAAGTAATAAAGCAATTCATAAAACAAGTGAAGAAATCAGATCTGAAATAGTAGATGCAGATATTCCTGATACAATAGCTAGAGTTCAATGGACTTTAGATCAAATTAATACAGCAGTTATTAATCTTATTGGAGGAGCATCTGATGAATACAATACTTTAAAAAGAATTCAAACAAAAATTGAAGAGCTTAGAGCTAAAATATATGGAGATGATGGAGGCACAGTTCTAAAGACATTAGAACAAGCTCTTAAATTTTTAAATCAGTATAAAGACTTTATTGTAGATATTCCAGAGAATTTTGTTACTAAACAAGATATAGTGGACAATTTAACTACTGATGATCCTACTAAAGTATTGTCTGCTAAACAAGGAAAAGTATTAAGTGATACTCTTACTAATTATTTTGAATCAGCTATGCAGTCTATCAGAACTGAAACTGATAGAGCTATTAATGCTGAAAATAGAATAGAAACTAAACTAGATAAAGAGATAGACAGGTCTATCAAAGAAGATCAAAGAATTGATTCTAAATTAGATGCTGAGATAGAAAGATCTACTAATGAAGACATTAGAATAGACACTAAACTAGATTCTGAAATAAATAGATCTACAACAGAAGATAACAGATTAGATGAAAAGATAGATGCTGAAACAACAAGAGCAACTGATGCTGAATCTAATTTAAATACTAAGATTGAAACTGAAACTGATAGAGCTGAATCAGAAGAATCTAGAATTGAAACAAAATTAGATAATGAAATTGCTAGATCTACAAATAAAGATACTGAACATGATAATAGACTTACTGCATTAGAAGGAGATACTCATGAACAGAATACTGATTTAGGAACAACTAATTCTACATTTCAATTAAAATATAATACTGGTAATAAGATTAAACATGAAAGTGATGCTATCTCTGTTAGAAATGCAGCTGATACTGACTATGTTAATTTTATTGCTAAGAATGCTACATTTAAAGGAGATCTTTTAGTAGAAGGACAATCTTTTGTTACAGAAGCAGAAACTGTAGAAATAAAAGATAATTTACTCTTATTAAACAAAGGTGAAGTAGGAGCTGGAGTTACTAAAGGAATTGCTGGACTAGAAATAGATAGAGGAACAGAACCTAACTATTTTATAGTATTTGATGAATCTGATAATAGATTTAAAGCAGGAGTTGAAGGAGATCTTTGGAACTTAGCTTTAAGAGAATCAGATGATAATATGTTAGATGGATATTTTATTAGCTGGAATAGTAAAGATAAAATCTTATCAACAACTAACATTGTAAATGAATCTACTCCTTTATTATTTGGAAGAACTGATTATAAAAGATATTCAGGAGATATAATTTACCAAGAAAGTGTTTATAGTTCTTACTCTTTTATAGATGAAACACCACAAGGTACTTTATATAATTCTGCAGGAGAAAATAGTTGGAATATAAATACAACTAAATTTAATTTTAGATTTTGGAAACCTATCTTAGGAACTACATTTAGAAGAATTTCAGATAATTCAGAAGTATTATATCATGTAGATATAGTTAATAATTTAACATCTGGTGGTACTGATAAAGTATTATCTGCAGAACAAGGTAAATTATTACAAAATTCTATTACTAGTATACAAGGTTATTATTTACCACTTTCTGGTGGCACAATGACTGGATCCATCATTTTTCCCAATCAAAAGGGTATTTTTGGAAGGTTGACTGATGGAACTAGTAATATCAAAATAGCAGTAGTTAATGCTAATAATAATGTTGAAATTGGAAATTCAAATACTCCATTAATGTTAGCATCCAATTCCACTGATTTAACACATTATAGAGATAATAATACTTATAAAATATGGGATAAATTCAATCTCTCAGATCCAGCAACATCTACTGATTTAGCTAATTACTTGCCACTTATTGGAGGTACCTTAACTGGACAACTTACAATAAAACAAGAAGTAGATATTAAATTGAGATTACAGTCTACTGATGCTGATAATCATTGTATTATACAAGCTATAAATTCACAAGCCTCCCAGTTAGGAGTATTTGGATATGCAGGAGATAAGTGGGCTATTGGACATGGTGGAACTTATTATGAAATCTGGGATAAATATAACTTAACTAATCCAGTAACATATACTACAGATACATATAATTATGCAACATTAAGAAATAAAGATGGACAGTATTTTACTTATATTAAAGCAGGAACTAATGGGTTATTGCCTCATTCTCAAGTTACATTAGCTAATGGAGGAGCAGGTTTCCTTGGGACTTCAGATCAGGGTTTTAATGCTGGATATATAAACCATCTTTATACTAATAAAATATCTTTTGGTGTTAATGGACCATATATTATTGGAGGTACATCTGCTACACAGTTCTTAGATGCAAATGGAGGGGTTCAAAAAGTAGCTACTGGAGGATTATATGTAGGGGTAAGTTATGCTAGTGATGCTCTCAATTTAGTACCTACTGGGGGAATATATTCTAGAGGAGCTATTAAGTCATACACAGGATTTACAAGTGATTTTAGGATCTCCAATCTTACTATAGCAAGGACTGGAAATGATGTGTTACATATTTCCTCATTTGTAAATGATTCTGAAAATAGGCCAGGGATTGATCCTATAAGTAGTCAGGTAATAAATGATGGAGTTGCTTTAACTTACTTCTGGCAAGGTGATTTTGCCTTCCAACTTGTGGGAGATATTGATGGCACTGGAATGGCATATAGAAGATATACTCCTTCTACTGGAGCTTCTGGTACTTGGAAATTTTTAGCTGATACTAATTGGGTTGTATCAAAGATTAATAGTAGTACAAGTAATTATCTTCCTCTAACTGGAGGAACATTATCAGGCAATTTAACTATAAATACAGTTGAAGGCACAACTTTTGTAATTAATAATAATGACACTAATGGATCTGAAACTTTTATGAGAGTTCTTAGAAAGGGAACTGCTTCAGCTGCAATAGGATTCAGGGATAGTATAGGTGCTTATATATATAATTATAATTCTAAGAAATATTTATTTATAGATAATGATGGATATGCTAGAGTTGGAACAACTAATGGTAGTACCAGATTAGCTTTAATTACAGATATTCCTATTGTTTCTGGATGTTTACCTTTGTCTGGAGGAACTATGACAGGTGCTCTAACTATGAACAATAGAAGAGAAAATGTTGTAGTTGATGTAGTTGCAGGAATAGGAAATAATTGGAATGAAGGAGCTGGAGCATTAAGTATTCAAATACCTAATGATAATGGTCAAACTCCTTTATTATTAGCCAGAAGATCTGGTGCAGCCATAAATACAACAGTTGCAACAGAAAGATTGCTTAGTATGGAATTAGAAGATACTGGACATTCTTTTAGAATTGGTATGTCTGGATCTGAGGCTTTACAGTTATATTGGATTCCTGGTAAAGCAGGAACAGGTAAATTATTTGGAAAAACAATAGCCACTACAGATCAAATACCATCTATACCAAGTATCTCTATATCTAATAGTGGTTCTGGTAATGCTGTTACATCTATAACAGCTAATGGCCATACATTAACTGTTACTAAAGGAGCTACATATTTAACATCTAGTTCTTTAGATGGTTATGCAACACAGAGTTGGGCTAATGGTCAATTTGCTCCATTATCAAGGTTTTATACTAGTACAGGATATACTACTATAAAAGTTACTGGACAAGAATTTAACTTTGATTCTGCTAATTCTGAAATATTTATGAATTATAGAACTCTATCAGGTTCTACTGCTGTTACAAAAATTACTTGGAAAGGTGGTTCATCAACAACATTATGTGAAGGAAGATGGGGTAATCTATATATGAATGATAATTTGGTTGCAACTCAATCATGGGCATCAGGACAATTCCCTACTAAAACAGGAACAGGTGCTAGTGGAACTTGGGGTATTAGTATTACAGGAAATGCTACTACAGCTACTACAGCATCTAAATTAGGCTCTATTACAATAGGAGGATCAGCTAAACCTATATATTTAAGTTCTGGAACACCAACAGCATGTTCTGCAACAGTAGGTTCTGCTACAGTTCCAGTATACATGAATGCAGGAACAATTACTCAATGTTCTACTACTTTAGGAGTCTCTATTACTGGTAATGCTGCTACTGCTACTAATTCAACACAATTAGGAGGTACTGCAGCTAGTTCTTATGTAAAAGCTAATGATAATATTAGTAGATTAACTAATGATAGAAATTATGTTAGATCTACTTCCACATTAAAAGTTGCTGATATACAAGTATTAGATGGAGGTACTCCAGGATCTGAAGCAGGTATTTTATATATAGTATTAGAATAATTATGGGATTAACATTAAATGGAAAAGAAATTGCTTCCATGAAAATAGGTGGAAGAAATGTTAAAGAAGCTTGGTTGAATGGAGAGAAAGTATGGCCTACCTCTACTCATCTAACTCCAATAATAGAACAAATAAGTGCTGCATGGAATAATTATCCAGTTCATTTTTGTGAATTTAATGGAAATACAAATCAAACTTATTTAAAGCAAGGATCTGGATCTTTTGTTCCTCAAAATTTTGGAGCTATGTCAGGTGCAGGTACTTTTGTTGAAGGTGTTGCAGGAAGAAAAGCCTTACAATGTCAATCAACTGATATATATTTAAGTAATCAAGCTAAAGCTCCTACAAATGTAAGTATTTCTATGTTAATAAAACAAACTTCTGTAAATAGTTCTTATTCTGGAATCTTAGGAGGAACAATTTTTGGATTAAATACTGAAGAATTTGGTTATGCTTTTGGCTGGGCTCCTAGTATGCAAAATAATAAATTTGCTGCTGAATGTTACTGTGAAGATGGTAAAGGTGCTTCTGTTGTTTATTTTAATAGATCTCTTACTACAAATAAATGGTATCATGTGATGATAACTTATCAAGCTAATATTTTAAAATCTACAATTTCTATAAATGGAAGTACTTGGTACTATGGGGCAAATGCTAATAGTTTACTAGGAAATATAGGTTATGGTAATTTATATAATTCTTCTATACATTTAGGTTGTGTATGGCAGAGTGAAAAGAATTATTTTAAAGGATTAATACAGGATTTTGTTTTATGGAGAGATATTTCATTATATGATAATCCCTCATTAGCTAAATTAATTGTAGATTACTATAAAGGATTAAATATAATTTAAAATGATAATATATAATACAAAAGAAGAAGCTAAGGCAGTTCTAAGAAATAAAGAATTGCCTTTTGGAGCTTCTATAATTTTAAACACTAAAGATGGAGATTTACTAGGTGTTCAAGGTAAATCTAAAATGAAATTTTTAGATATGAATACTTTACCTCCTACAAATGGAAAATCTAACCAAGTTCTTAAACTGGATGAAAATGGTAATGTAGTTTGGGCTGCTGATGATATGAGAGATATTGTAGATGATTTAATTAGTACTGATGCAGATAAAGCTCTTAGTGCTAATATGGGTAAATATCTACAAGATAATAAATTAGATAATGCATTAATAGAAAAAAAATCTTTTATTATTAGTCATGTATTAGAAACTATAGATAATGCTTTAAATATTACTTCAGGATATATTACTTATAATAAAACTAGTAATAGTTTTTCTTCTAAAAGTATTAGCACTGTCTTTCCTGTTGCTTCTAGTACTTCTACAGGAGTTTTGAGTGTAGATCATTATAATCTATTAGCTAATATTGTAACTAATGCTAGTACTTTACAAAATGGAATAATTCACAAACTAATAGATTTTACTTACTTAGAAAATTCTATTAGACATAATTGTTCTGTTCTTTATAAAGAAGGATCAATTTGGAAAACATCTGCACAATATCATACTATTAATGCAGCAACTACAACTAAAGCAGGAGTTATGTCTGCATCAGATAAAGTTAAACTAGAGAATACTGTTAGTGTAACAACTACTGCTACTCCTGATACTTTAGGATTAGTTAAACAAGCTGCTGATCTAACAGATTTACAAGCTGATACTGATCTAGAAGGTGTTAAAGCTCAATTTAACCAATTATTGGCTAATTTAAGAGCTGCTGGTATAATGTATCAAACTCCACAACCATAAGATTATGAGTAAAGTATTTTACAATAGTAAACTAGCTAAAGCAATCTTATTTAAAGGATATAGTACAATTATGTTGTTTGGCTACATTTTTACAAAGAAAGAAAGTTTAATGCCTTCATCTTTAAGGCATGAATTAATTCACTGTGAACAATATAAAGAGTGTATTATAGCTTTCTTAATTCCATTTGCTATATTATGTATATTTTATAGTTGGTGGTGGTTACCTATCTATTTTTTAATGTATTATGTTATATATGGAGTAGAATATTTGATATCTCTAGTTTATAATATATTTAAAACATTGATTAAAAAAGAAAAATTTAATATCTCAGATATTAATCATAAAGCATATAAAGCATCAGCCTTTGAGATAGAAGCATATGAAAATGAAGAAATAGAGGACTATTTAGATCATAGAAAAGGTTTTGCTTTTATAAAATATTATGGGAAGCTATAAAGTATAGCTATAGTAAATTGTATAGTTTTTAAAAATTTTGAATATTTCTCATCTAAACTTAGTATCTTTGTATTGGAATTAATTGGCCAATATTCCAATATAAACTAACTAACTAACAACTTAAATTTTAAAATAATGGCAAGAAGTTTAGATGATGCTGCTTCTAAGGGAGTAGCAGGTGCAGGTCTTGGATTGACATACTAGTCCCATATAATCTGAAGGTAATCTACACTTTGATAGACTGTTAGATAAATATCTCAAATTAATTGATGAAACAGGAGGATTTAAATTTAAACTTGGAGATCTTCCTAATGTTCCTAAAGGTTTAGCAAACTTAATTAGTAATAAAACATATGAGATTGAAAGATCTGATCTAGAATCTCTAAAAACCTTATTTAATAATGCTAAAAATGAACAAGTTAAAACAGATCAGTTATGAGACATTTGATGAGTAAACTATTTGGGACCTCTGGATATGATTCAGATATGTTTAGTGACCAATTCAGACAAGACTTTGAAAACAAAGGCTTCAAGAATATGAGAAACTATAATGATGATATGAACATGTCTAGAAGATATTCTAATAAACCATTTGAACAAGAATCTATGCATAATAGGTTTTCTGAGAAAAGTGGTAAAGAAAAAGAATATTGTGATATTAGAATGATGGAACATGTTAGAGAACATGGATACCATTTAAATAAAGAAATGCTTGAATGTGGTCTGCTTCTATTAGATTTTGAAGATGATGAGCCTTGGTCAGTTGAAGAAACTGAAAGAGCTAGGAAAAATAATAATCTACATTTTACTGGAGAGTTCTCTTCTGTAAATAAATATGATTTTAATTTTATTATGAACAAGAAGAAAGCTAAAGAAAAATATGAAGGTAAGTCTATTAATGAACTTGCTTATAATACATATAAATCTTTAACTGATGATTCTTTTCCATATCCTGAAGCTAAGGCATATTTTATTTTCTTGACATATCTATATGGAACTATGGCAGAAAAACATAAACTATTCAGGTAATTTTTTCATAATTTTATTAGGACAGCCCTCTATCTTAATTGATAGGGGGCATTTTTTGTTTTATATAAATTTTTAAGTTATGAAGTTAGTTTTAAAAAGAATAAATAATCAAGATAACTATTGTGAAGGTAAATTATATATTGATGGTATATATCAATGTGATGTAATTGAAGATACTGATAGGGGTTTAACTAATGAAATGTCTATTACAGAAATTCAATCTAAAAAAGTATATGGAGAAACTGCTATTCCTAAAGGAACTTATCAAATCACTTTAGATGTAGTAAGTCCTAAATTTAAAGATAGATCTTGGGCTACTTTCTGTGAAGGTAAACTGCCTAGACTATTAGATGTTCCTGGATATGAAGGTGTTTTAATACATGTAGGAAATAAAGCAGCTGATTCATTAGGATGTATTTTAGTGGGACAAAAAACATCTGAAGGTGTAGTTTCTAACAGCACTCAAACTTTTAAAGATCTTTACTATAAGCTTAAACAAGCTACAGATCAAATAATCATAACAATAGAATAATATGAATATAAAATGGAAATTATACTTAGGAGTATTTATAGTACTCCTAGGTTTAATATGTACTATTAGTTTTCAAGCTAAATATATTAAAAAACAGAAAGCTAATATAGAAAGATTATCTCATAATCAAGAAGCTCTCACTACAGAAATAGTTAATTTTAAAACTAAAGATTCTCTTAATGCAGCCACTATAAAATCTTTAATAGTAACCACCAATGAATTTAAACATATTAATGATGATTCTAAAAAACAAATAGAGGCTCTAAATATTAAATATAAGAGACTTTTAAAAGTTAATCAAACAATTACTCAAGAGAATCAAAATCTCCTCTTAAATAAGGTAATAGACACCTTATATCTTAAAGATACAATCATAAAAACAATAAAAGCAACATATAGATCTCCATATTTAGATTTAGATGTTATAGATTTAGGAAAACAATATAAAATAGAATATCAATCTAGAGATACTATAGATCAGATATTAGAAAATATTCCTAAGAAATTCTTATTTATAAAATATGGAACAAAGGGGTTTAAAACAACATATGTAAATAGAAATCCTAATGCTAAAATTACAGGAGCAACAGATTATGTATTTAAAAATAAAGTTTGGAAAAAGCTATAAAATGTTGTATCTTTGTAAATTAATTTAAATAAAATAGAATGAAAACAAGAGAACTAATATTTAGAGTATTACAGTTCTTATCTATTAATTCAGATGATTCTATTCAAGACTTTTCTGAAGAATATATTTATAATGTTTTAATAGATAAAAGAGCTTTTCTTCTAAAGCAACATTACAAAGATGCTAGAAAGTCTGTACCTAGATCTTGTTATCAAACATTAAATGTTCCTTTAGAAAAAATTAGAGTTGTTCCTGATCTAAAATATTCAGAAGTGCTATTAAGATCAGTAGATAAAATACCTGAAATGGTAGATTTTGCACAAGAAGCTGGAGTAGCTACTACTATTATAATGAGTACAGATTATACAGCAATTCCTTTTAATTTAGTTACATTTGAAAGATTACCTACTGCTGGATCTAATAGATGGACAAAAGATTTATTATATGTAGCATTAGGAAATGAGAGATTATATTTAAAATCTTTTAATTCATCTTTTACTAATCTAACTAAAGTTTTAATATTTGGAGTTTTTTCTGATCCTTCTCAAGTATATTTTGCTAATGGAAATGAAGGAGATTACTATGAAGAAGAATTTCCTATTAATAATTCTATGGTAGATCCTATTATTAAATTGACATTAGAAGAACTTACTAGAATACAAAGACCTAAAGATGTTATTAATGATGGAGAAGGAATTGAAGATCAAAGATCTAGAGTATAATTATGAGTGAACAAAGAGAACATAAATTTAAGAATTCATATAGTTGTAAAGATTATTGGCAATATTATTGTAAGAATTGTAAAAAAATTCCATATAAAAAATATAAAGAAATTTTAGATTTTATTATGGAACAATATTCTTTCCTTATTTCTGAAAAAGCTATGGATATAAAGTTCCCCTATAGATTAGGACAAATAAGAATTAGAAAGTATTTTAAAAGTCCTAAATTTGAAGGAGGAGAATTAGTTAATAATCTTCCTATAAATTATAAAGCTACTAAAGAATTATGGGAATCTGATCCAGAAGCTAAAGAGAATAAACAAGTTATCTATTTGTTAAATCAACATTCTGATGGTTATATGTATCAGATAAGATATACTGTTTCAGATATTGCTAATAGATATGATAAACTAAGATTTTTGAAATATAAACCTGCTAGAATAATGTCTAGACAGTTTTCTAAAAATATCAGGGAACATAAAATAGATGCATTAGAACAAGAGAAATATGAGATATGTAAAACTAGTTGAACTGTTAGATAGACTTAAAAGTAATAATATAATGGCAGATTTAAATTATGAAGCAGTTGTAATTTATGTTACTGACTTCTTTCAGATATTAAATTCTCCAAAGTTACTTAGAGATTATAAAACAGATTTAGATATAGAAATAAAAGATTACATGGGTAAACTACCTTGTAATTTTGTTAAAGAAGTACAATTAAGAATGAGGCATCATAACAATGATAAAGCCTTTATTCCAATGAGAAGATCTACAGACACATTTCATCCTACAGGAAAACAATATTGTTATCAAGAAGGGCCTTCTGATTTAACATATACTATTAATAATGGAATGATTTATACTTCTTTTAGAAATGGATATGTAGAAATGGCATATAGAGGTATAGTAGTAGATGAAGATGGAATGCCAATGGTTCCTGAAAACTTTGCTATCATGAGAGCTTTAATTGATTATATTAAAGTTCAATATTATACTATACTAGTAGAAAATATGAGAATGCCTTATCAAGTACTTCAAATGGTAGAACAAAGATATGCTTGGTCTATTGGTAGAGCTAGTACACAACTACATCAAATGTCATTAGATGAAGCAGAGAACTTTACAAACATAGTTAATAGACTTATTCCTGATTTAAAACAGCATGATAAATATTATGCATCATTAGGAAGTAAGGAATATTTAAGAACACAATAATATGGGAATACCTAAGATTGAAAAACATTTGATTAAGGGAATTAATCAAGATATCTCAAAATCTAAGTTTAGTAATGAATATGCTTATGAAATAAGAAATGCTAGACTATTAGCTACAGATAGCCAAACTACTTTTGCTGTAACTAATGAAAGAGGTAATAAAGAATATATTATAACAGATAATAAAGGAAATACTGTAGCAATTAAAGGAATCATATTAGGACATTGTGAAGTTAAAAACTATATAGTATTATTTACACATCAAGAGAATCCAGTTATTGATAGAATTTATAGAATAGATACAGAAACTAATCAAATGATTACTATCTTAGAAGGAAATATGAATTTTAATATTCAACATAAGATAGAAACTATAGGATGGTATGAGTCTGATTCTATTATAAAAGTATATTGGATAGATGGTTTAAATCAACCTAGATATGTAAATATAGCAGATGGAGCTGAGAATGATATTAATATTATAGATTTTGTTCCTGAAGTTAGTTATGGTAATATTCAAGTGAGTCAAACTACTGGAGGATTTTTTACTGCAGGAATGATTCAATATGGATATAATCTATATAGAAAATATGGAGCTCAATCTAAACTTAGTGGTTTAAGTGAATTATATGCCATCACTAGTACAGGTAAAGGATATGAAAAAGATACTAATGTTCCTGTAGCTTTTAATATAACAGTAGGGGGAATTCCTAAACAAGGATTTTCTAATATAAAGTTATATAGAATACATAGAACTGAATATAATAGTCTTCCTAAGATTAGTCTTATATATGATGGTAAATTAGAGGATGAATATATTAAAGATGGAGACACTAAAGTTCCTACAGGAAATCTAGTATTAAATTATAAAGATAATGGTCAAGTATCATTAGAAGATGTATCATTAGAACAATTATCTTTTTTAGGATCAGATTTTTTAATTCCTAATTGTATTGCACAACATTCTAATAGATTAATATTTGCTAATTATAAAGAAGAACATAGTAATCTACAAGATTTAACAGATCCTAATGGTAGATATAAATTTTCTGGAGCTAAAGAAATGGAGGCTGTTAATGGTAGTTATAAGAGCTCTGATAATGATTTAATTAGTGCAGGACCTGAATTAATTAGATATACTATAGGAGCTGAAACTCAAATTATAGATACATATACCACATTACCTCCAGAACAACAAAATTTTACCCAAGATATTAATAATACTACAGTTACTGCTAATGAAACTTGGAAAGGAAATATACAATCTAGTTTAAAATATAATCCATATCAGGAAGGACAAAAAGGTAAGATTAAAACATCTTTTAAAAGGGGAGAGAAATATAGATTTGGAATACAATTCTGTAATAAATATGGACAATGGATGGAAGTTATTCATTTAGCAGATATTAAAATTCCTAGAAATAAAAAATCTACTAATCCAAGAGGAAATTTAGAAGCTTATACTATAGAACCTTTTAATGAGATAGAAAATGGATTAAATGTTAATATATCTGCTAATTATTCTAGAATAACATTTACATTACCTATAAGTCTTTGCAAGATACTAGTACAAGATTTTGATATTGTTAGAGCTAGAATAGTTAGAGTAAAAAGAGATTTTTCTAACTCAAGTATATTATCTCAAGGTATATTAACTCCCACTATATTTCAAAGAACTCAAAGAGATACTGGTTTTTGGGCTATGCCTGATTATTTGTCTAGAAATATGGGTATTAACAGTCCAGAGAAAAAAATTAAAGCTCCATCTAATAGAATGCCTACACATGCAATATTTCCAGCAAAAGGAGTATTTCAACCTTTATGTGGAAGAGCAGATGATGGTACTTATGACAATATAGAATTAGATGCTAAAGATTCTACTTTTTATACTCCTGTCAGTATAGTTACTGAAGCTACAGATCCAAACTATTGTGTTTATGGAGATAGTAGTATTGTTAATATGTGGTCTCCTGAAATATCTTTTCCAGACCAACCTCAATTAGATTTAAATTCTTGTAGAGTTCAACTAGTTGGAAGAACTTTTAATAGATGGACATTATCATCAACAGTTACATTAGATACTACTAATAATAAGAATATTACTGTAAGTGCTAGTGTTCCTGGATATGAAGATAGAATACTGACTTATTTAAGACCAGGATCAGGTAGTAATGGAGAAGGATTAATATTTACATATGATAGTCCTACTAACAATCATAAGATATCTTATTTTAGAGCTTATTATGGATTTGATTCTGTTTTATCTCAAAGTAAAGATCCTTTTATTTTATTAGAGACAGATAATGATAAACAATATGGTGGAGCTAACAATGGTACTATAGATTTATTTATGAAAAATATAGGTAAATCTATTAAATATAATTCTGATATAGATCTTCATTATACTGATAAAGATGCTACTAAAACTTTAACATATCATGGTAAAACTTCTCAACATATAGTTTTTCCTGCAGTTGTTGAAAAAGATGGGTGGAATGGAATTCAACCTTATTATCACTTTCAAGCCAGAACAGATGAAATAGTAGGAAGAGATAATTTTACTGCCTACAATGGTATTGTTTATGATTCTATGTCTGATATTACTGCCACTAGTGGATACTCTTGGACTACTAAAGAATATCCTATAGTAGAATTAGCTAGAAAAATTGGAGATGATGATAATCAATATGGAGAAAAAGATAATAACAATAATTTATATATAGTATGCAGTAAAGAAGTTCCTATAGAATATTCTAGTACTATACAGAAACCTATTGATATTATTGCTGATCAAGGAGATATTTATTTACAAAGATTTAATCTTTTAAAATCATATATTACAGATACACAAGCTACAAATGGAGTTGCAGAAGTGTTATCATTTATGGTAGAATCTACTATAGACTTAGATAGAAGAATAGATAACTCAGATAAATTAACTGATATTAAATATACACAACCTGAACAATATTATAAATTTAATGAAGTGTATAATCAGTTAAATGATCTATTTACTTATTCTCAAATACCTTCAGATGTAGATGTACAAACTAATTTTCCTAATAAGATAATTGCTAGTAGTACTAAAACATTAGGATCTAAAATAGATAATGCTACTAATATTCTTCAAAATGAATTTATAGATCTTGATGGTCAATATGGTGAAATTAGAAAATTACAAGAATTTAATAGTTTCATGTATGGATTTCAAGACACTGCTGTAAGTTATCTTATTATTAATCCTAGAGTTCAATTAACTCCTTCAGATGGAGTACCTATTGAATTAGGAACTGGACAATTCTTATCTGATAAAAGATATATTACTACTAAATCTGGAACTACTAATAAATGGGGTATATGTTCTTCTAATACTGGAATCTATTATATAGATGATACTAATAGTTCTATTAATAAGATTACAGGAGAAGGAATGCAAGATATCTCTACTAATTATGGGTTCCACTCATATATGTCTAATATAGATTTATCTCAAGATTTTAATTCTTTCTTCCATAATAATAATGATGAAATATATTTTAATTTTAAAGATACAGAGTCATTAATATTTAGTGAAGCTGCTAATGCTTTTACTGAATTTATGGATATTACACCAAATATATTTATTAATTATAAAGATACTTTCTTAACAGATCATATAGTAAATAATATAGAACATTTATATCTTCAATTTGAAGGAGACTATAATAGTTTCTATGGAGATTTAAAAGATAGTTCTATTACTATTATATCTAATGAAAATTATGATTTAGATAAAACATATGATAATATAGAATTTAGATCTGAATGTTATTCTTTAGAAAATAATAAATGGGATAAAGATGTATATAATGAAACATATAATTATATACATTCTTGGAATGAGAGACAAAATTCAGAAGAAGTTCCATTAATATTTGGTAATAATCTAAAAGAAAGATTTAGAATATGGAGAACACCTATTCCTAGACATTCAAAATCTTTGATTAGAATGAGAAATGGATGGCAATTTATTAAATTAGGATTAAAGAATGATAATAATAGGAAAGTTATATTACATGATATTAATGTTAAATATTCTATATAATGCCAAATAAATACACAAAAAGTAAAATTAGGAATGATCAAGATGCTAAAAGAATATTAAATAGGGCTTTATTTGCAATTCATAATAATGATAAAGATATTTCAAAAAGAGGTGCAGGTCTTTATATCCAAGGATACAACAATCCTAAAAATGTATTAGGATTATCTGGAAGACCTGAAATACACACTATAGATTCTCTTTATCAAACTGATCCTATTGGAAATGCTCAAAAGATCTTACAATATATGCATGATAAAAAATTAGGAGCACCTAATACATCTATTATACACCCAGAATATTTATTAGATGAAGATGTTACTAATAGAATGAGAGAATTTTATAATGTAGGTAAGAATTTAGGATTAAATGAAAATGCTATTTCTGCATTGATGGCTTTAAGTTATGGAGAAACTTTATATAATAATGATTTAAATAATTTATTTTCTTATAAGAAAACCCAAATGCCTACTGTAGAAGGAGATAATAGAATTATTAATTATGGACTATTTTCTTTAGAAAATCTTAGAAAAACAACTCCAAAAGAGAAAAAGACTACAGGAAAAAATTATATAGAAGATTCTAATATGCCATATGGTAAATATAAAACATATTTAAAAGAAAATAAACTTGAAGATGGTATAGAATCTCAAATGAATTATTATATTAATGAATATCTACCAAGCAGAGAAGAATCTTTTAAGATAGAAAATTTAAATAGTAAAGATATTAATGATGCTGTAGAATATTTATTTAAGATGCAGGGAACTAAATTTGATCCTAAACAAACTACCACTATGAAAAAAAGAGCAGAGTTTTTTAAAAATAGTAAATTTGAAAATGGTGGTAAAATGAATATACACATAAAACCTGAAAATAGAGGTAAATTTAATGCTACTAAAAAAAGAACAGGTAAAACCACTGAAGAGTTAACACATAGTAAAAATCCATTAACTAGGAAGAGAGCTATATTTGCTCAAAATGCTAAAAAATGGAAACATGCTAATGGAGGAGAACTATTAGGATTAGATTATTATACTAATCAATTATATGATGGAGGACCTTTAGAATCTCCTATGGTAGCCAGATCTATTATTAATCCTAATTTAACAGTTCAAGCACCTGAGACATTAACTCAACAAGCAGTTAATCCCATAATTCCAAAACAAGGAGTTAGCTTAGGAAGCATAGATCCTGTAAGTACTGTGTCTAATATATCAACATTATTTTCTTCTCCAAAAATAACATCTCAAGGAGAAAATCAACAAGCTGATGTTGATGAAGAGAATAACTTTGATCCTACATATATAGATGTGTCTAAAGTTAAAAAAGATTTTGACACTAAACAAGCTATGATAGGATCTATTGGAGCTGGAGCAGGATTAGGATCTACTTTTGGTCCTGTAGGATCTGCTATAGGTGCTGTTGGTGGTGCTGTAGTTGGTGGTATTAAATCTATCTTTGGAAATAAAAAAGCCAAGAGAAAAGAAAGAAGAGCTAAAAATAAAGCTAGAGGATTAAACACTATGACTACATTAGAAAGTTTCATGGGTAAAGCATATGGCTTTGCTGATGGAGGAAATATAAATAATTTAATGGGTAGAAAATATTTTGCAGAAGGTGGTTTAACTTCTTTTAATACTGGAGGTAGTCATGAAGAATCTCCTATAGGTGGAATACCACAAGGTATAGGCGATAATGGAAATGTAAACCTAGTTGAAGAAGGAGAAACTAGATATCAAGATTATATCTTTTCAGATAGATTAACTTTAGATGAAGATATAGTCAAAGAATTAAATCTTCCTTCTAATCTAATAGGAAAAACATTTGCTGAAGCTAGTGAGATATTAGCTAAAGATATAGAAGAACATCCTAATGATCCTATTAGTAAAAGAGGATTTGAAGAAATGATGATTAGATTACAAGCAGCAAATAATATGAAAAAAGATTTAGAAGATTCTAACACATTTGCTGAAGGTGGAAGTTTAAATGGAGAACCTATGGAACCTAGTCCTTCTATTAAAGAAGGAGAAGGTGAAGATGAAAATCTAGGCAATGAACTAAAAGAAGTTACAGATGAACAAGTAAAAAGAATTGCTGCTTCTAATATTAAAGAAGAAAAAATAAAAGGTGGTAGAGCTTCTGAAGAAGTAAGAGAAAATGCTACTGAATTATTTGATCCTTTAGAAATATCTGTAGGTATTAAAGTTGAAATGGAACATACAGATAGTATAGAAGCTGCTAGAGAAATAGCTTTAGATCATCTAACAGAAAATAAAAATTATTATACTAGACTATATCATATAGGATTAATTGATGAACCCATTACTGAAGAAGAAGAAAATTTCTTAAAAGAGAAATGGACTAGAATAGAGGATGTACAAGCCATGGATGAACAACAAGGTATAGTTAATATGCCTGAAGAAGAAAATGTCTCTAATGAGCTAGAACAGCCTTTAAATCAAGAAATACCTATAGAACCACAGCAATTTGCATTTGGAGGAAATTTAGATGGAAATTATTCTAAAAATAATCCTTTTGGAACAGCTTTATATAGAAAAGGTTGGGCACATCCATTTAGAAGAAAGTCAGATAGGCAACATATTCCTGTAGATTATACTGGTGTAAATTGGACACCCAATTTTAATGTTAATTTAGGGAAAAGACAATTTACTCCTAGAGATTTATATGATCCAGAATTAAATGCTCCTGTAACTAGTAATCCTAGTATTCCTCAGAAGTTAATTACAAATCCTAGCAATACAATTAATCCTACTAAAATCTCAGACTTAAATTCTGTAAAAAGAAAGCAAGAATTTGATCCTTATCAATCAGAAGCTGACTTAGAAGGCAATGCTATTGCTCATGAAAATGAAGTTAATTTTAATCCAACTTCTGATTTTGAATTAACACCAGAAGAATTAGCCACATTAAGTCCTGAAGATTATCAAGCTTATAAGAGACATGAAAGAGCTATGAAATTACAAGGACTAGGTTCATTACTACAATATGCTCCAGTATTAGGTAATTTAATTGGAGCTGCAACAGTAGGTAAAGCTGAAAAGGTTAATCCTACATATATTACACCAGAACAATTAAATGATTATCTACAATATAATCCTATTGATCCAAATACATATACTAATCCTATATTAAATCAAGCTTCTAATGCTAGAAGATCTTTTGCTGATGCTAGTGGTGGTTCAAGAGCTGCTATATTAGCTGCTAACTTAGGTTTAAATGCTCAAACTCAAAAAGCAATTTCAGATGCTGCATTACAAGCAGAAGCTGTTAATGAACAAAGAAGAGTGCAAGCTAAAGAATTTAATAGAGGAACTAATCAATTTAATGCTTCAGAGAGAGCTAGAGCTAAACAATATAATGCTTCTTCTAAGACAATGACTGATGATATAAATGCTAGAAATAGAGCTGCTAGAAGAACTGCTATTAGAAATTATCTATCTGGAGCTATGCAAGGATTAGGAAGTATAGGTAGAGAAAAAGCTTATAGAAATACTATTAAAACTATGGGTATGGATTATTATTTAGATGCTCTAGGACAAGTGAAATATAAAAAATCATAAAAATTTGGAATAACTTTAATAATTTAGTATCTTTGTGATCTGTTGCATTTAGATTATATATATGTATACAACTAAGTGCAACACTTCACACTAAAATATAAACTATGGCAGTTAACTACTATGATCAATTTCAACCATTGACATATAATCCAATGACTCTACAAGAAATGCTTATAGGACCACAAATGATGCAACAAAAACATGATCAATATCAAGCTTTATTAGATCAAGAAGGCTTATTTGATGTTCCAGCATTAGAAGTAGATAAACCTGGAGTACAACAATGGATGGATAAATATAAAGAAAATATTAATGATCTATCTGATCAACTATTAAGATCTGGTTATAATAAAGATCTTTCTAGAAGAGCTAGACAGATATTGCAAGAAAAACAACAAGCTATCTCTAGCAGAGGTTATTTAGGAAGAGCAAGTCAAGCTTATCAACAATATTTAAAGAATGTTGAAGATGAAAAAAAGAGATTAGAAAAAGGAGAAATTAATAGAGATCAATATGAAAGAGGATTAGCATTTGCTTTACAAAGATATAATCAATCTGGTGGAGCAGATTCTAATGCAACATATTCTCCATGGTATTCTACTAGAGCTGTAGATTTACAAGAGCTTGTTAGTAAATATGGAAAAGAAATTACTCCTCAAACTATTGCTAGAGATTTAGGATATAAATATGATCCTTCAACAGGTATTATAACAGATTCTTCTAATAAGACTGTTACTCTATCTCCAGAAAGAATTAAAAATACTATAATTAGTAGAATAATGAGTAATCCTGAAGCAATGTCTTATTTAAAGGAAAGACAACAACTGGGATTAACTAATAATATCATGGAAGATCTAGATAAGTTAGGTAATGAAGGAGCTTTAACTTTCTATAGAAATGATGTAGAAAATAAAACCAATTATGATTTTGGATTATTTAAAAAATTACAAGATGGGTCTATTAGTTCTAGTGGAATGAATGCTGATGCTCAAACTCAAATATTATCATTACCTTGGTTAGCTTCTGATAATTTAGCTGATCTAGCTAAAAATGGTTTAGGAGATGATGAGACAGTTTGGATTCAAGGAACTTCAGGACCTGGAACACCTGGAGTACAAATTCCTCTTGTGTTAGGAAAATATATAGGTTTAACAAAAGGATCTTTAAATAAAGAAGAGTCAGACAAAGCAAAACAATTTGCAAATCAAATTATAGATCAAGAATATCAATATTTAAAAACTCTTAATCCTAACATAACTAGAGAAGATGTTCTTAAATGGGAAGATAATTATGCTAAGAGCAATAAAACTACTGCTGCATTTAAATATGTTCCTAAAGCAATGTATGAGGAAAAATATAAACAAGATATAGATGAATTAAAAACAGGTTCTTTACCTGGTTCTGTACAAGATTGGTATATAGATGGTGAAACTGTAGAAGACCAAAAAAATTTTCATAAAGCTATTGGGTTTAGTGATGATAATAAAGTAAAAGAAGTTTCTACAGCTTTTGCTGCTAATGGAGCTATGGCTGCATTTATTATTATGGAAGATGGTAAAAAATATCAAGCAGTAAGAAAGCCAATTGAATCTGATCAATCTAAATTCATAGTAGCAAATACTTTATTTAATAAATATTATGATAATAGTAGAGGTGAGATAACTTTCACAGATCCTATCACTGGATTACCTATTAAGATGGAAAAAGCTGTTGGGCCTAATGGTATGGAAGCTATGGTAACTATGAGTTTGCCTAAATATAATAACAGAGGTCAAGTTATAGGATATACAGAACAACAAAGATTACCTTTTAATTCAGTTATAGAAAAATTAACACCTTTAGTACTAGAACAAAAATATGTTAGTAGAGAAAGAAAACTCAACCCCTCTTATGGAGGAAGATAAGTTACCTAACTTAACAGGTAAAATAAAAACAGATGAGAATGGTAGAGAATATATAGATAATCCTAACTCTCCAAATGGTAGAGAATATGTTTATTCTAGTGGAGTAACTAACTGGGATATTTATAGAAAAGCTGCACAAGAAAATCAAACACCTCAATCTTGGCTACAAGGAAGTCCTATTCAATATAATGTAGCTGATGGATATGATACAAATATGTCTTATGAATCTTTAATTAATCCAGAATTAAGAGAAGATTATTTTGCTAAACAACAATCATTACTAGGATTAATAGGTAAAGGAGCTGTTAGAGGAGTATCTGCAATTACTGTAGGTACTCTAGAATCATTAGGATATTTAGTTAATCCTAATACATACAGAGCTTTATTTGGAGAAGAAATTGTAGGAGATTTTGAGAATCAATTTTCTAAAACATTTAGAGAATTAAAAGAATCTATGAATGATCTTACTGATCCTATTTATAGAACTATGCAATCTAAATCTGATAGTTTATGGGAAGCTATGTTTGATGCTACTTTTTGGGCTGGCAATGCTGAAAGTATTGCTACAACATTATCTCTTATGATTCCAGGTATAGCAGCTGCTAAAGGATTTAGTACTATAGGAAAAGGATTAGGAAAATTAGGAATGAAACTTGGTGCTACAGCTAAAGGAGCAGCTAATACAGCAAGAATTACAGCTAATGTAGGTGCAGGTCTTACTAGTAGAATTATGGAATCTGGTATGGAAGCTAAAGAAGCTTATGATAGTTTTATTGAAGCTCACAAATTAGATGACAAATATGTTAATGATGAAGCTCAATTAAGATTAGATGCTGGTAAAGCTGCTTCTATTACCATGCAAGCTAATATGCCTTTATTTTTAATAGATGCTTTTCAATTTGATAGTATTTTAAGTGGATTTGCTTCATTCAAAAATGCTAATTCTAGATTAAAAAGAATTGCTAATAGTCTATCAGATTATGGTATGAATGCTGTATCTGAAGGATTAGAAGAAGGTACTCAATATGTTATTCAAAAAGAAGCTGAGTTTAGTGCTTTAAGTGATCCTGAATTAAAGAAAATGTTAGGAGAATCATTTTCTGAAAGATGGGATAAATATACTGATGATATAGAATTTAAAACTTCTATCTTACTAGGTGCAGCAGGTGGAGGTTTATTTAGAGCTGCAGGACCTACTTTAAATAAAATATATACAAAAGCATTAGACAGATTAAATAAATATAGAACAGCTAAAGAGATAGCTACTGTTCAAAAGAATCCAGATGCTTTTAAAATTTTATCTCAACATGAATTTGAAGAGCAATTAGGAAAACATGTAAAAGCTGACAGTCTAGATCAACTAATTCAAATGTATGAAGATAGAGTAGGTACATTAGAAGGAGAAGATCAAGTAACAGCTAATAATTATTTGGAAACATTAAAAGCCATAAAGCCAACTATTGATAATCTTCAAAAATATCCTGCTTTTAGAAAGAACAAGAAAGCAGCTACATTATATGCTTTAGTTGAACAAGAAGGTATTAAACAGCAAGCATTAGATCAAACTCTTAATAATGAATTAAATACTGCTGTTCAATCTATTATAGAAGGAAAAGAAGATGCTTCTAGTATTGTACTTGCTTTAAGAAATAGAGCAGCTCAAGAAGTATTAAAAAATATTGATACTATCAATAGAGTTAAAGATTTAGGAGAAAGTAATTTTAAAAATCATTATAAAAAACATATAGCAGATAATAAACAACTTATTCTTCAAAAGAATGACTTATCTAATATTATAGCTAGAAATCCTAAATTAGAAGAAATAGCTTATAATCTAGAAAAGAATTTTGCTGAAAGAATGATTTCTATAGATCTTCTTACAGAAATGCAAAATCTTAAAACAGAATCTGAAGAAACTACTAAAGAAAAATCTTCTCCAAAATCTAAAGAGAAAGTCTCAGAACAAACTACTAAGACTAGTGAAGAAAAGACTGAAGAGAAAGTTAATAAGAAAAAACCTAAATCTTCAGAATCTCCTGAACAAGATGTAGATTCTAAAGCATCTAATGATGAAGGTTTAGATTATAGTGATACAGAATCTGGAAATATATCAGAAACAACTGAATTTGACATAGATGATTCTATTACTGCTACAATGAATGAAGAATTATTTGGTCCTATTCAACAAGATTCAAATGATACTATTACTGATAAAAGTAGGAGTAAAGATGAAGTAGTTAATGATATAGTAGAATCTATTAATAGTGCTTCTAATCTAAATGATTATTTAGCTGCTAGAGAAGAAGCTAAAAAATCTGCAGAAACAAGTGCTTTATCTAAAGAAGCTTTTAATAAAATATATAAATCTGAAGATGATCTTTTAAGAGATTTTAATCTAGATAATCCTACAGAATCACAAGCTAATGCTTTTGCAGCTAGATTCTTTGATATTACAGAAGAGCCTGTTGCTGCAGAACTCATTAAAGAAGCTTTAATGAACAAAACTCCTATAAATGATCAATTATTAGGAGGAGAAGAATTTGTGGCTTATAATGAAGTTTTAGACTATATAAAAGGATTACAAGAATCTAAACAATATGGAGATGTTACTCCTTCACAAGATATTCCTGATAATATTCCAGTACAAGAAGATAATAGTCAACAATCTGATAATGTAGAAACTGAATATAATCAGAATGATCCTTTAAGATTAGTGTCTTTTAAATATAGTTATGATAAATATACAGACTCTCAAGGTAATCAAAGAATAAAAACTATTCCTCAGAATAGAATGGATTCTATTAAATATAATTCTTATATTAGTTTTGATGAAACTATTAAACCTGAAGTGGCTAATGTAGGAGCAAAAATTTTCTTTGGTATTCCTGAAGAATTTCTTCAATATCAACATAGTGCTGATGATGCAGATATTTTAATTTATGATGAAAATAATAATGGTATTAGTTGGTTAAGAAGAGAGAAAAAAGCTAGAGAATGGAAAGCTACAGATCAAGAAATACAAATGCTTAAACAACAAAGAGCATTATTATATAACAAAGCTGTTAGTTATCAAGGAGAGCCTATATTAATTAATGGTAAAAGAGTTATTCCTTGTAATGTGTCTTCATTTATAACCAGTAAATCTTATGGTATAATTACACATGATGGAGACAACTATTATCCAATTAAAGAAGCTTTACAAGTAGATAATGTTAATGATATTAAATTAGGTATAGTTATAGGAAAAGAAACTAGTGGGTACACTTTTAGTGTTCCTAGTGCTGATATAAGTAATTTCCACACACCACCTGCTGATAATTTTAGAACAGGTCACTTATTTGCTATGGTACAAAGTGCTAATGGAGATTATTTTCCATTAAGACTTTATACTCAAAAATATAATACTTTACAACAAGGTACAGCTTTACATAACTATTATAGAACTAATATCAACAATGCTTTTAAAAAGATATTAGATCCTGATCCTGAAGTTTCTAGTAAAGGATCTTATGAATTATCTAAATATGTTGTTATTAGATTAATAAAGAATAATAGTACTGATCTTCCTTTTATGATTCAAAAATATAATGGATCTGAATATGAAGATGTAGAAGCTGTTTCTAGAGAAGAAGCTATTAATAGGGTTAAAGAATCTTTGATTAATATACCTTATAACCTTCTAAACAAATCTGGAGATAAAATAATGTATGAGCTGTTAAACTCAGATGCATTACAAATGAACATATTTCCAGGTGAACCATTTCATTCTCCAACATTTGGATATGATAAAAATTTAGTAGATCTTAATCCAGTAAAAGAAACTATATCTGAAGTTAAAGAACCTACTAAAGAAGTTAAAATAGAAGAGCCTAAGCCTAAAGAAAAAACTACAGATCCTGTAGAACAATCTTTTGAACAAACTTTAACTGTAGATGCAGTAAAGGAATTACCTAACTCTCCTAAAAAGAGAGGTCCTTTATCTGGTCCTAATAATAAATTAGCTACTAAATTAAAAGGTAAGAATTTTATTAAACCAGATTTATCTAGAAGAGAAGAATGGGGAAAAGACAGTGATAAATATAGATTAATGTCTGAACCTTTAAATTATGAAAAAGCTGATTTAAACAAAGAATTATCTTGGTTAAAAGAAAATTTACCTCAATTAACAGACAATGAATTAGTTGAGATCCACAGAGGTCTAATTAATGTAGGTAATTTATATGCTTGGGGAAGATTTAAAGATGGAATTATAGAACTATCAGATATAGCTGCTAGTGGAACTACATATCATGAAGCTTTTCATGCTGTGTTTAATATGTTTTTAACAGAATCAGAAACTAATAAATTATTAGAGAAAGCCAGAAAAGAACTTGGTTTAACTGGTAAATCTGATGTAGTTGTAGAAGAAACTCTAGCAGATAAATTTAGAGATTATGTAGAAACAGATCAAATTTCTAATAAATCTATCTTAGATAAAATCAGTGATTTCTTTAAAAATATATACTATCTAATTAAAAATAAATTACATCTTAATCCTTCTATAGAACAAGTATTTTATGATATTAATAGAGGAAGATATTCTAAGAAAAAATTTGAAAAGAATAGGCCTTTAGTAGAGAGAAACTGGTTATCTAATATCCCTCCTTCTGTTTATAAGAGAAGAATAGATATGCTAGTAGATACTTTTGAAGATATTATAGATAATTTAGCTCAAGAATCTTCTGAATTAAGTAGAGTTGATGTTATTAAACAATATTCTTTAGAAGATTATATTCTAACTATACATGATCAATTATATGCTTCTGCACATGGAAATAATGCTGTTTATACAGATCCTACTCAAATAGATGCTATTGATTTAATTACAGATGAACTTGTTCAATTTGATGCTGATGGAAATCCTCAATTTGGTCAATTAGCATTAGATATGTTAAAAGAAATATCTGCATTAGAAGGTATTACTTTTAAAGCTCAACAAATTGTTGATATGGATATGAATCAACAAGATGAGAACACTGAGTTCATGAATAATGAAGAAGTTGTTAAACAAGAAGGATGGCAAATAGATCAAATGTTAATATCACCAGTAACTAAACTAAGACAGAGTACAAGAAATATTATTAGAAGGATTCCTAAAATGACTTCTGATGGAACTTTAGTATCTCCAGATGATTTAGGATATCAACCTTATATGAGTGGTACAGAAGTTTTTGCTACCATGTTAAATAAACTATCTACAATGAATAAACCTAGTGATTTAATGAAGACTTTAGAATCTTTAAGTCAAAGTTTTCCTTGGGTAGATTCTATTATAGATATTTTAAAATCAGATCCTAAATTACAAGTAGATTTCTACAACTCATTTAGAAATGATTCTGTAGAATATATGATTATTAGCTCTCAAAGTGATGGTACTATGAGAGTATTTGGAGGTAATAGTGTCAATAAAGCAGGAGAATTATTAAGGATATGGAGTTCTAATTATTCTTTAGCTAGTCATAATAAAGAAGAATTTATAAAATCTCTAAAAGAGAATTCAGATAAAATTTATAAAATATATCAAGAAGTATCAGGTAATCCATTTAGACTTCATAAAGTTAGACTTTGGAAAAAGAATTGGAAATCAGGTAAATTTAATAATCCACAAATCAATGCATGGGCTAGAGAAGTTTCTGGTATGTTGAATACTATAGGAATAGATAGTAAACCATCAGAACTAGTAAAAGTTTTTCAATCTAATATGAGATTAAATGATGATAATTCTAACTTTCAGCCAATGCAAGATTTCTTATTGAATTCATTTAGAGTGTTGAGAGCTTTTCATGATACCATAAATAAAGATGATTATGATATAAGAAGAAATACTTATTATGATCTTGAATTATTACCTGTTAATGTTAGAATAAAAGCATTAAGTAAAGCTTTATCTAATGTTAGACCATCATTATATGAATCTTCTTTAAGAGAAGATGGAAAGACATATTCTACAAATATTACTCCATCTTTTATAGGTAAATTGTTTAAAAGACTTACAGATGTAGAAGATAAAAGTGCATTTGAACCTTTTAAGAAAAGTTTCTTTTATACTAATAATGAAGGTAAATTTACACATCCTTGGCTAAAAGAACTTTATAATATAAAAACTAAAGATCTTGCTAGTGAGATTCAAGTGTCTATGTTTCTAGAAAAAGATAAAACTAGATATTCTAAATTAAGTAAACCTGATTTCTTAGGATCTAAAATTAATTTATGGTTTAATAATGGAGCTAGAGATTATGGTTATTTCATGTTACCAATTCCATCAGATGCTTCTTCTATGCCAGTAATTAGATTTGTAAAATCTTATGATCTAAGTTATTCTGTAGATGGTTTAGTAGAACTAGCTAAAGCTGAAATTAGAAGAATTGAAGTTGTTAAAGAAAGAGCTAAGAAAATAAAAAATGGAGAAATTTATGAGATTAAGAACTTTGATAAAAGAGGATCTAAATTCTTAATGTTTCCTTTTTTAAATAAATATAATCTTGATGAACTTAAAACTTCTGAAGCAACTTTAAGAAAATATATTGAAGAAGCTATGGAAGAGGGATTTAAAAAATTTAAATCTAATCCTGATCTAGATGGTACTAAATATGACAAAAGAATAACTGAGAGTAAATTAAAGGAGTTTTATTATAATGATACTTTAGCTCAATATAGTATTATGACTATGACATCTGGAGATTTAGCTTATTATAAAAATGATGTAGACTTCTTTAAAAGAAATAAACAAAATATGTCTCCTGGTCAATATGGTGATTGGGAAACTTTAGGAATACCAGAGAAGTTTAAAGCTATTAGAATGAAAGATAATGAAATTCCTTCATTAGTAGCTGATGCTTATTATGAAAATCTTAAATTAAATGGTGTATCAACAACAGAAGCTATGATTATTGCTTCTAAATTTGGTTATTCTAATTATACAGACTCAGAAGGAAATAAGAAAGTAAAATTACCTAATGGTCAAATTATTGATAGTGGTTTAAATAATGCTACAGATGGACAAACATTTATCACATTAGATAGATATAGAAATATTGCTAGAATGAATTCTAAATGGGATGATGCTAAAGAATCATCTTATCAAAGACTAAAAAATGGTACTTATAATGTAGAAGATATTTTAACATTCTCTTTACAACCTATTAAACCATATATGTTTGCTCCTCATATTACAGATTCTGGAGTAGATATAAATGGTAAAAACACTTCTTTATATCAACCATTACAGAATAAAAACTCTGAAGCAGTATTAATTCCTCAAATGGTACAAAATAGTCCTCTGTTAAGTGCTCTAGTAAAAGGAATGGAAGATAATGGTATAGATGCTGTTTATTTTGAATCTGCTGTAAAAGAAGGTATTGAATTAAATACTTCTCAAGAACTTAAAGATAAACTCAGAAAACAAGGTAAACCAATTCTTCCAGATGCTGTATTACATTTTAATGGTGATCCTAGAGAATTATCTGAAACTAATGTTAAATATTATTATTTAAGTAATGATGATTACATGTATCAAATGGATACACCAGAACATTTTAGAGACACATTACAGCTATTTGGATCTCAAATTAGAAAACATATTATTGCTAACTTAGATGAAGATGCTGAATTTTATATTGAAGATATGAAATTTACTGGCAAGAATATTGCTTCTTTATTTGATGATATTTTAGCATGGAATTATGATAAAAATTATAAGAAAGTTATAGATAAAATTGGTACTATAGATGGATTAGCTAGAGAACTTCAAGGTGGAGTAATGCAAAGAAAATTTGCTGAAAATACTACAGAAGCTGTACAACTTATGAATTATAAAGGAGAAAAAGTATTTAAACTTCCTTTATATTTCCCTCTTCAATCTAATAGAATATTTCAAATGATATCTTCTATTTTTAGAAATAATATTATTAGAAATAAAGTTAGTGGAGGAGCTTTATATCAAGTATCTTCTTATGGTTTTGATAATTCTTTTGGCTATATCAGGGATATTCCTTGCGTCCTACGAAAAAAAGCATCCTTCCAGCCGGGAAAGAAAGGTTACTTTCCTGATTCTGGCAGGTCTTTGCCTGTATTCGTCCATGCCGCTGTTTATCCAGGCCTTTGCCCAGGCGGACGATGTATGCTATCATCTGCTTCGCATCGAAGGGCTGAAGGACGGTATGCTGGACGGGCAGTTCCCGGTGGTTATTTTC